ATGAACCGTGAAGAGAAATGTACTTACAAGAACGGAACATTCTGCAAGTGTAAAGACTGTGGCATAAAGTATAATTACAAGAGAAACGCGTAATTTTAAAAACACAGCCGAAGGTTGACGTCAGGGGAGGCGTGCTTACATTCTAAATATGGCGCGGTGGTCGCGCTGCGATTTGTTGAATTTTTTCAAACAATAAAGGAGTCTATTATGGCAAACAAGAGTCTATTTTCAAGCAAGGGAAACAGCAACAAGCATTCGGTTAAGGTAGTTCGTAAGGCGGATACTCATAACTTGGCTGGAGGTACTGCATATAAGTTGTCTGATAAGGCAGCTTTGGCGCAGTATGCTATGACAGGAACTTTCCAGGGAACATTTTATGCTGATGGTAAGAGTCAGTTAACTAAAGTTTTGGAAATGTCGAATAAGGTTGATGAAGAATTCCTTGCAAAGCTTGCAGTATATTCTAGGCAGCAAGGTTTTATGAAGGATATGCCTGCTGTTCTTGCAGCTGTGGTTGCGGGAAGAGACTCTTCTTTATTGGAGAAGATCTTTCCAAAGGTCGTGGATAATCCAAAGATGGCAAGGAATTTTGTTCAGGTTATTCGTTCGGGTGCTACAGGACGTAAGTCTCTTGGAACTCGTCCAAAGAAGTTGATGCAAGCATACTTGTCAGGATTGAATGATGTCCAATTGTTCAAGGCAAATATTGGCAACGATCCATCGTTGGCTGATATGATCAAGTTGGTTCACCCAAAGCCAGGCTCCAAGAGCAGAAATGCTTTGTATGCTTATCTTTTGGGTAAGGAACATAGTGTTGAAGCATTGCCTCAATTGGTTAGAGACTTCGAGGTCTTCAAGAAGGAACTTGGGGCAGAAATGCCTGACGTTCCATTCCAGATGTTGACGGCTTTGCCATTGACGAAGGATCACTGGAAGACCATTGCGCGTAATGCAACATGGAATCAAATCAGGCAAAACTTAAACACCTTTGCTCGTCATGGTGTGTTTGAGGATGAAAAGCTTGTCTCTGCTTTGGCAGAGAAGCTTTCTAACCCTGATCAGGTTAAGAGAGCAAAGGTATTCCCATACCAGTTGTTCACTTCTTACCTGAACATTGATTCTAGCGTCCCAAAGAAGTTGTCGATTGCTTTGCAAAAGGCAGCTGATCTTTCTCTTGAGAACATTCCTGAAATGGAAGGTCAAGTCTATGTAATGGTAGACGTTTCTGGTTCTATGAGTTGGTCAATCACGGGTAACCGTGGATCTGCTACAAGCAAGATGCAGTGCGTTGATGTTGCGGCATTGATTGCATCTTCAATCTTGCGTAAGAACCCAGAGACTGTTATCCTTCCATTCGATACCAGTGTGCATAAGACTAACTTGAATCCTATGGATTCTATTATGACGAATGCCAACATCTTGCGTAAGTTTGGTGGTGGTGGAACGAACTGTTCTCTTCCTTTGGCTCTTCTTAACCAACAAAAGGCAAAGGGCAACCTAGTTATCTATGTTAGCGATAACGAGAGCTGGGTTGATAGCACTCGCAGTTATGGAAGAGGAACTGAAACCATGAACCAGTGGCAGAAGTTCAAGGGACGCAACCCAAAGGCAAAGCTTGTTTGTATTGATTTGAATCCAAATAGTACAACCCAAGCTCACGATCGCCCTGATATTCTCAATGTTGGATCATTTTCTGATAATGTGTTTAATGTGGTTTCTACATTCACAAAGTTTGGTAATGATAAGGATCTTTGGGTCTCTGAGATAGAGAAAGTTAGTCTATGATTAACTCATCACAGGCATTTATAGATAAAATCAATTCACCAGAATATGGTGTATGGTTTTCTATGATTAAGAGATGCCACGACCATAATAATAAGTATTACTGTAATTATGGTGGTCGTGGTATCTCTGTCTGTGATAGGTGGTTAGGTTTTGATGGGTTCGATAATTTTATTGAGGATATGGGACATAGACCGTCAAAAAATCTTTCATTAGATAGAATAGATAATAATGGTAATTACTGCCCAAGTAATTGTCGTTGGGCTACAGCAAAACAGCAAGCGCAAAATAGAAGAAGTAACAGATTAATTACAATAGATGGTAATGAAAAATCTGTAGCTGAATGGGCAGATATTTCTGGTATAAGTCAAAGAACTATTAGAGATAGATTAGATTCCGGATGGGATCCTAAAAAAGCAGTATTTACTAATACTAGAAGTGAAGTTAAAATAGTTATTGGAGAGAAATTTGGTAAGTGGACAATAATAAGAAATGATTGTGAGAAAGTAAAATCTGGATCGGCAAGATGTACAGTTCAATGTGATTGTGGAAACATATCAACAATTCGTTTTTATGATTTGAAAGTAGGAAAAACTACACAATGTAAATCTTGTTGTATGAAAGGAAATTTTTATGCAAAAAAAGTACAATAAGGCGAAGAATATTATATGTGATAATGATTTTGATCATGTAGCTATTGTTATTGATAATTTGCGTTTTTAAGACTGCAAATGTTTGGGCTATTATTCGTCATAATGATGATGACACTATAAAGATATTAGAAACTAATGATCCAAATAATTGTAAAGGTTGGCTTGTAAATTGATTAAAATAAATTAAGGTCGTAGCAGCGGGTAAGGGTTCTGAATACAGGCAGCTGTGTTGAAGGAACTACCTTAATTATTTTCTATATTATCTATTATGAATATTGATTTCTCACAAAAAGAATTACGCTTTTTAATCAAGGCATTGGTTATGACTTATGCTGAAGATTATTATGATTTTGATTTAGATCATGCCGGAGGTTTTGGGGTTAGATTAGATATTCTTGGAAAGATTATTTCCCAATTAAAACGTGAGGGTAGAGAATACTTTAATGAAGTAAGTAAACTATCTAGTAATAAGAGTAGATTTACCTCCTATTTATTTATGGGAGCCAATAAATATTCTACAGTGCAAATGAATCTTCTCTTTAGAAGAATTCGTTTTGCAATAAATGAAATCAGTGCTATGCAACAAATGGGTGGTATGGGAACTAATTTTGATCAAGATGAATATGATAAAGCTAAATCAAATGTTACGTTAGTCGTTCTTGATGTGATGGAAGCATTGGGCGTAACTCCTAAGGATGTTTTAGATCATACTTTATGTGTAGGTAAAAGGATTATCAATAAATGAAGATTTTTCTATTAGAGAAACATGTATTTCCTATTAGTGTGCCGTATAAGTATTATTTTGCGTCTAAAGCAGAACTTATGAACCAGTACAATAATTATATTAATTATTCTGATGTCGAATGTAAAATGTTCGAATATGAAATTCCTGATGAAAAATTATACTGGTTAATTGTAAAAAATTATATAGAAAAGACCTCGTATCTTTCTTATGAGAATAGAAAAGAAATAAGTTTGGATCAATGGTGTGTATATTTAGTTGAGTGCTCTGATCATTCTATTTATACTGGTATTACTATTGATGTTAAAAAGAGATTGCAGAAACATAACAATGGAACTGGCGCGAAGTATACAGCAGCCAGAAGACCTGTTAAGTTATTAAGAACGATACCTTGTTCGTCTCATTCAGAAGCTTTAAAGCTTGAAGCGAAGATTAAGAAATTAAAAAGAAGAGCTAAATTGGATTTGATAAAGAGTGGAGACTTAGAGTATGCCTTTTAAGATAAAGCCAGTAGGAAAACAAGCGAGGATAGCGGGGAGCAAACTTTCTCATGCTCTCATGAATAATCCGCTTCAAATTATAGCAAAAGAGACGCTTGAAGTAATTAAGTCGGGTATGTATTCTTATGATGAGGATAAGTATGTTAATATCTCAAACCTAATTGATCAATCAGTTAATTATACTGAGTATTGGTCATCTCAACCTACTCTCTTGGTAAGAGAGACTTCATCTGTAGTTGAGGTTACTTCTGAGACTACAAACCAGGCTGCGGTTAGGTTATTGAGTGAAGGTCATAAGGATATTGTTGCTTTAAACTTTGCATCAGCAACTAATCCAGGAGGAGGGTGGTTGCATGGAGCGGTTGCTCAAGAAGAAGACCTTTGTAGGCGATCTGTTTTATATGAGTGTATAAGAAAACAAACGGCTTATTACAATAAGAATATTCCGAATGGTAAGAAAGGTTATACAGATGGAATGATATATTCTCCAGATGTTACTTTCTTTAGAGATGAAGATTATAAACTATTAGAAGTACCATATAGTCTATCTATTATTACAGCGCCAGCACCTAATGTTTGGCAAATGGAGGATCCTTCTGAAGATAGATTAATAGAAATCTTCAAGAGAAGGACTAGGATGATTTTGAGTATTGCGGCTAAGCATAATCACAAAACAATTATATTAGGTGCTTGGGGATGTGGAGCTTTCGGTAATAATGCCCAAATGGTTGCAGAAGCATTTGATAAAGCCTTAAGAGAGATTCCAGCATTTGAATATGTTTGTTTTGCTGTTTATGATTCGCATAAAGGCAAGCCAATATTTAATACATTTAACGATTATTTTGCAGGTTTAGAATGAGAGTCTACGCAATTAAATACAAGAAGGATCTTAATATCCCGCCGAAACCTCCGGTATCAGTAAATGATTTTACTAAAGGACCATTCATTAGGGCAGTAGATGAGTACGAACCTTTTTTGTATAGAACAAAATCTGAAGCTAAAAAGGAAGCAGAAAATCTTAGTATAGAGAAAGAGTTCGATCTCACTTCTTGTGAAGTAGTATCACTATACATTGATGAGGCTGATGCGATATTTCATCTATACAATATAGCTTTTAGTGTCTTTCCTGAGTTTAGGAAATGTGCAATAGAACCTCCAAAGGATCTTTTATAATGTTTTGTCTGCCCTCAAAAGATAAAGTTAGATGCGCTCATTGTGGTAATGAAGATATTCATTGGGAGCACACAAACATTACGCATGATTGTTATTCATATGCAGATCATTATTGTAAACATCATAGAGTACATTGGAGATGTAAATGGGAAGAATGTTCTTATGATATAGAGTATTGTTCATCATTACCCTCTGGTATTATTGTGTATACAGTATATGGTAGTTCATGGAATGAAATAAGTAATTGCGAACATTCATGTTCATCTCATGATGATCCTGTAATTAAAACAATAGGTATAGTTAAATCTTTCTCTAAAGAGAATGTAACTGGATATGTTAAGGTTGAAGATCAGTTATATAGTTTTCATTCAACTTGTTTTGTTTGTTCTAGGACTCCAAGGTATCCTATAGCAGGTGAAGAGGTTGAGGTAATGATAAAGAAGGTTAATGATGAGGATATTGTAATAGCCATGTCTTCTAATCTTTAATGAAAGATTCTAATTCATAGTTATGAAAAATGGATTAGTAATAGATAGATATGGATCTAAAAGATGGTATAGAGATGATCTTTTACATAGAGAAGATGGACCAGATATTGAATATAGTAATGGAAGTAAAGAATGGTATTATGAAGGAAAAAAAATAGAGTGTTCTTCTAATGATGAGTTTTTAAGATTGATTAAGTTAAAAGCATTCTGGTAATTTGGTAATATATTTATTATGTTGAAATGGAAAAATCCTTTATTAACTTTGGGCGAAAGGTGTGTAGCCTTTTCTGAGAACGAACTTAACAATGGAGTAAAGGAATCATATTCTGGTTCTTACACATCCCCTCGTATTGCAGAGTACTTCTCTATTTGTACAAGGGTACAACATGGCAGTGAAGTACCAATAGGTATAACAAAAGGTAATTGGTGTGCTGCTTCAGCTTCATTTGCTCTTCATGAATGTTTATTACCGGGAGATACTATCCCTCATGGATATAGAGTTGGTGTTGTTGAGATTGTATCGGATCTAAAAGAAGTTGGCAGATGGCATACCAAAAAGGATGTTCAGGATAGCAAGTATAAAATCCAAGTTGGAGATGCTATTGTTTTTGATAGGAGCCAACCAAACAAACCGGAAACTAAATGGTTTCGTCATATAGGAAGAGTATATAGTAAATCCGGTGATGAATTTGAATGCATCAGTGGAAATAGTTATGGTCAGTGGAGAATTAGTAAACATAAATTGACGCAACCTAACTTAATTGGTTTTGGAGAGTATCCAGGAATTAGATCTGTACCAACTGGTATTCCAGAAGTAGATATGGATTGGTCAAATATAGATGTTAAGGATTTGGTTCCATTAGAAGATACTGGTAAAGATTTGGAGAAAGAAGATTTTGCCGATATATTCTCTGGAATATTTAGAAAATAACGTATATTTAATTTTGTTATCTAGCAGATACATTAATCTTAATTGGAAAAGTTAAGTTAGTGGTTATATCAACTTGTCTAACTACATTGATTACTGCTTGATCATTCAGCATATGAGTTATGCTTTCTTTAATTTTTGGAACTAATGATCCAAATGTAGGAGCAATTTCTCTTGTTAAATTCTTTTGAGGGGCTGATTGGTTATGTGGAATGCCAATAGCACTTTCTAATTTTATTACATAATTAAATGTTCCTTCTGGAAAATGTTCATTCTTTTGGTATGTTTGCTGTATAATTGTAGGATCTAATCTCATACCTACATTGAATGTAAGTACGAACATATAATATTGATCAGCGTTTGGTACACTAGGCATTATTACTGAATTCCAAATAAAATCTTCGTTTGTTGCTAGTAATACTTGAGGAACATTAAGAGATATGAATCTATCAATGTAACTTACTACCTTATCTTGTGGAACTTCTTGTTGTTGAGATAATTTTTCCAATATTTTTTGTTGGTTCTTGGCAATTTTAAATAGTTTTTTAATTATTTCTTTGTTTTCCATTTTGGATTCCACTTGACAAAGGTTTATTATTTATATATTTTGTTATGCACAGTGATATTAACAATATAATATACTATCTATATATTTTATATCACAGGGGAAGGTAAAAATAATGACTGCTATTAAAGGTACCAATTATGATTTAATGAAGCAAGTTTCTTCAGGGAAGTATCATAATATGAATTTTGGAGTATTAGTTTCTGGTACTGGATCTAATTTACAAGCAATAATTGATGCCATTGAATCCGGTAGATTAGATGCAAATATTAAGTTAGTTATTTGTAATAAATCAAAAGCAAAAGCTATTGAGAGAGCAAAGAAACATAACATCCCTGTAAAAATAATTAAGCATTCCAAATTCAAATCTCGTGATGAATTTGAACAAGTTTTAGTTGATGAGTTCAAGAATGTTAACATTGATTATATAGTCCTTGCTGGATTTATGAGGATATTAACTTCAACATTTCTTAATGCTTTTCATATGAGGGTAATTAATATCCACCCTGCATTACTTCCTTCTTTTAAAGGAGTTGATGCTCAGCAACAGGCTTTGGATTATGGAGTTTGTGTTACGGGATGTACAGTTCATTTTGTTGATGAAGGAACTGATACAGGACCAATCATAGCACAAACACCAGTGTTGGTTGAGCCTAATGATACAAGGGATGACCTTGCGCATAGGATTCTAGAGCAGGAACACATTTTGTTACCAACGGTGTTGCAGTGGATTGCCAGAGGTGACGTTCAGGTCGTGGAAGAAGAAGGAAAGCGCCCCCGGATTTTAAAAAAATACGACGGGGTTGACGGTCGGCGAGGCGAGGTTATATTGGATGATGTGAGGGGGTGATAAAAAATCACTAACTGATTGAAAAAGTTGAAAACTAATACGCATAATGATATATAGTCTTTAGGATATTGGTTATTATTTATAGGAAAGTAGCTCAGGATGGAGCGCGTGGCGTTGGTGCTTCGAGGTCGAATGGTGAAAGTCCTTCCTTTCCTACCAAGGCAAATGCCGTAGGGATTACATTTACAGAAAATAAATAACAGATCTCTACATTATTAGTTGCCACAATGGTACATTGGTCCAACGGTTAAGACGCTGTGCTGATAACGCGGAAACCTAAGTTCAACTCTTAGATGTACCACCATCATGGACTAGCAGCTCGAAGAAGGAGCACCGGGACTTGAGCGAACAGCATAGAGTTATAAAAAATTCACCCGAAGGTTGTAGGTTAAATTCCTATCTTAGTCCACCAAGACGACCTCCTTTGTCTAGACTTGTGGCAAGTCTTTAAACTGCCTCTTTATAGGTACGAGTCAAGGTGACAACAGAGCCTCCAAAACTCTGGAAGAGGGTTCGATTCCTTCCGTGCCTGCCATCTGAATGCTAGGTTGGGATTACATTTTTATTTGGAAAACAAACATCTCAATCACTTTTTGTCAGATACTATCCCGACTGAATCGATGGCTGGGACCATCCCTTGGCTGTAAACCAAGTGCCGAAGTGCTATGAGGTTCGATTCCTTCAGGCGGGACCAAGCTTTCACTGATATATTTCTGGCGGAATATCTGCACGTGCAGTGTCAGGAACCACATGTGGTTTGGGGTTCGATTCCTCCTGTGTTAGCCTAGAGAAAGCACTTTATGTGCCTTGTTCGTTGACAATATGATAATACTATGGGCTTCTGGTGTAATCGGAATCGTAAAGGTTCTAACAACATATCTAGCGAGTGAGCTAGAAGTTGCAGGTGCAAATCCTGCGGAGCCCACCAATGGCAAATGCAGTATGGCTTTACATTGCATTATAAGCACGAGGTTATAGGTTCGAGTCCTATTGTCACTGTGTTGACATAGCTCAATTGGTAGAGCGCGTAAAACTGAAGTCTACATTTTTGTTGCCATTTATTTCGGAGCAATGGCTTGTTGGTAAGCCGCCAGTTTTGGGTACTGGAGATTGCGAGTTCGACTCTCGCTGTTCCGACCACACTGTAATTTCACTATGATCTACAGTGTATATTACAATTAGAAGGATCAGGGATTGGTGTTTAATGGTAGCATAGTCGGTTTGGATCCGAGCGGTCCGGTTCGAATCCGGTATCCCTGACCAATGATTAGAAGTAGCATGGTGTATAGGGAGATCCTATAACGAAAATTCAAAAATTCAAAAGAAGTTTCATGAAACACTACTTCTAATTTTATATATCCGTAGCTTTAAAATACAAAGCACCACACATGTAGTGTGGATGGTTGTCGGTGTAAACCCGATCGGATATACCATGGCAAATGCCGTTTGGCTTTACATTGCATTCGAAGCGCGAGGGCGTTGGTTCAATTCCAACTGCGGGTGCCAGTTTTAAAAATACACGCCCGCATGGTGTATGATGGACAGCACACGAAAATAGAGTCTTACATTTTTGTTGCCATTTATTTCAGTAAATCTTTTTGGCAAGTGTCTTAATTTAGGATTACAAACTATTTGTAATCCTTGATATATATCTTGGTATGGACGCTAAAATTTGTACTAAGTGTGGTGAAAATAAAAATATAGATTGTTTTTCTCCCAGAGAAAATGGAAAATTTGCGAGTGCTTGTAAAAAATGTAAAGCTTCTTATAGAAGAGAGAAGTATAAAGCCAAACCAAAAGAGCAATATGAGATACTATATGAAAAAGTATGTAGTATTTGTGGAGAGTTAAAATCAATTGAAGATTTTTATAAGAATTCTAGATGCTCTACGTACAGAAATGAATGTAAAGAGTGTCTTAAAGTAAGAGTCTTAAATTATCGTACAGAGATTATAGAGTTAGTTAGAGAATTAAAATCTAAACCATGCACAGATTGTGGTTGTGTTTTCCCTTATTATGTCATGGATTTTGATCATAAAGAAGGACACGAAAAATTATTTGAAATCTCTCAAATGAGACGTCATTCTAAAGAGTTAGTTTTATTGGAAATACAAAAATGTGATCTTGTTTGTTCTAATTGTCATCGTATTAGAACTTTCAATAGACTCGATAAAAAATAACTTGCTTTCTGTCGGCGCTGAAACATGCACAATGACAGAACCACTGAGTGTAGCCTCGATGATGATCCATTAATTTGGTCAGCTACACATGGTGGGAAACGGCGCATTCGTCTATCGGTAGGATACCAGGCTTTCAACCTGAGAAGAGGGGTTCGACTCCCCTATGCGTCACCATTAAAGAGTAGAGACACATGATTGTTTTCATCATGTTGATGACCAAATCTATCATCAACAGCGATACCTGGATCATGTATTAAAACTGTAACCTGGTGGAGCCGGCGGTATTTATATCGCCCCCAATTCTTCATTACATTGAATTGTAATGAAGAGTCTAATACCGAATGTAGTCAGGATTACATTTGACACAAAATCAAAACCAAAACATCTTGGCATTCTTTGTCGGTAATTAACTTATGTCATTTAATTATTCATTTAGTTGAGTGACACTATGATCTTCTTAGTAGGTAGGCTTAAGAGCAGCCATCCTTTAAAGAGTTGCCAATGGTAGAGAATTGTTAATAGCAGTATATCCTCGATAGATGAATGTTATTGTGACATTCATTGAAGCGTTGCCGCTAGGCATTGATGCTAATATTAGCGCTTATTAGCGGAGCCTTTTAGTCCGATGAATTATGCGGACGTAGAACCATCGGGAAGTGAATGAGTGTAGGACTTATCAACTGATTTTTCTAACCCTAGTAATAGGGGGAATTCCTATTTTGACGTTGATAGGGAGTAAACTTCAGTAGCATATGGCTGGTTTTGCCCACACTGGCTAGGAGGAATTGTGGGTTTGACTTAAAGGAATGTATCGGACAGCTACACCTTAAGGACGACCAGTACAGCCCTAAGAGCATTTGGCGTAACAGCACACTATTAAGATCATTATCTTGGAGAATAAAGTTTATGAAAAGTGTAAAAGATGAAATTAGTTCTATAGAAAAAGAGATAACAGAAAAACAGCATAGTTTAAAACAACTTAAATCTATGTTGGAATCTTATCCAGATCTGGAAGTTCATACGGGAAGATGGAATAAGAAAGTATATTCTTCGAGAAGTGTAAATAGTTTAGTTAATAATTATGATGATAGACACAATTGTGGATGTTGTTCTGACTCGCCTTTGGAAGTTTGGACATATTTAGAAACAGAATATGGCAAAGTATATTCTTCTCCTGCAATGTTTTTTATTGGACAAAAGAATGAATATGGATATGGAGATTTACCTGATCCAGGTTGGGAAGATAAACTTAGGAAAGAAAACATTCCAGAAGAATTAATTGAAAAAATGTCTAGTCTTTTTTCAGACGAAGAGTATAGAGAAGAGTATAATGACGATGATGACGATGATGACGATGATGACGATGATGACGATGATGACAATGATGACAATGATGACAATGATGATTAAATGGTGACGTAGCCCAACTGGCAGCGGCGATAGCCTTAGAAGCTATTCAGTGTGAGGAAGTCGTCCGATGATTTTGTTAAGTTTGAAATGACTAGACTTCATAAACCACAAAAGGTTTTATTAGCTCATTTGAAAGAATCGTATTGGGGTATTGCCTTTATAAAGGAGATTGATGATGACTCTTAGAGGAAAGTTACAAGCGTTAGTTTCAAGTGGAGATCTTAGATCTTTTAATTATCAAGAAGGAATTCTTGATGAAACTAATAGGGAAGTAGATGTTTTGGAATTGGTATATCCTTCTGGAAGAAAAATTAAGTTAACTACTTTTTGTTCAGGATGTTTAGAGTCAAGTGGATTTCTTCTTCTTTTAGATAAACCCTCTGAAGATTAATGGTATGGGGCGCGAGTAGGATGCGAATACGGCACGTTTGCACCGTGCAAGACGGGGATGGTAACCCCGGCGCTCCACCAATATGTTGGTAATGACATTAAAAGTCAACCAGCTACAAAACGGCTGGTAGGGTGAGTGGAAGACTCACAGCCAACACCATGAAACAAATGTCAGAATGCTTTACATTTATTATATGATATAGGTTCAAATCCTTTCCGACCCGCTATATGGGTCGGCTGCACATTGGCGAGTGCTACAAGTATTCAATTTTTGTTGTTTCAAAATTTAAAATGGAGAAAGTTATAATGTGTTCTGATTCAAATATAGATTATTCAAATCCAGATGAAGCTTTTTGGCAAGGAAAAAAAGTCTGCTGAAAAAGAATTAATAAATGAAATTCGTTCTTTGAAAAGAGAAGTATCCCGACTTAAGAGTAAAGTTCGTTTGCTAGAAGAGAATATCAAATTAAAAAATAGAGTTAAAGAATTAGAAGATGGTGTTCGTAAAATGATCGGGGCATGATAGCAGATTCCCATCGATTGACGGAACCGCCGGAGGGTGTAGCGGGGAGGGACGGTCCCAAGTAAGAGTCATGATCTTACCGCTCTAAGTTCAATTCTTAGTCCCGCAACCAATGCTGTGCTCAATTCCAAGTCTGACGCACGGCTTATTAATGACTTGGGGGTTACTCATTCACTCTTAGCGGCAACCTTTATCCATGATGCGTTGCAAATAGAATGAGAGCATGGATACTATGCGGGTAAAGTCTCAATGGCGGGACACCAGCCTTCCAAGCTGGCGAGGTAAAACGCAGATGAGTTCGATTCTCATTACTCGCTCAATTTATAGTTAATAATCTTTGTAATGATATCGATATATTTTCTAGCTTTCAATGGTTTAAAGTTCTTCATAGAAGATGTATCTATTATAACTAATTCAATTTCTTGTTCTAAACAGGCTTGGAACTTCCTGTTGTCGTTGTTTTGAATAGATGCTAATTTTTCTACACCATAAATTGGTTCATAGTGAAAGATGCCGTTTAATTCAAAAGCTAAATTGAGAGAAGGAATGTAGATATCAAGCTCGGAATTGATCTCTTCTTTTGAGTTGTATTTAACATCTAATTCTGGATATAAAGAATTAAGTTGTTCTTCTAACCATTTTTCTAGTTTAGATCTTCTAGTTCCACTAGTTTTATGAGTGTTGTAGTAGGTGGTTGCACAACTATGAGAACAAAAATTGTTTCCACTATCTGTTAATTCAGAAGGTATCTTTGTAAAAGTTTTATTACAATGAGCACAATGAATTGTAATTGTTTTATCTCTGGCTTCATTAAAGCATTTGTATGAACAGTATATTGCTGGTTGTTTGTGTGTTTTGATTTTACTTTGAATCACATTTTTTATTCTTATAAATGTTTGATTGCAGTTAGGACAGGTTAGTTTTACTTCCGTCTTTGATGGAAGCGAGTCGATATATTGGATGAAGTTTTTATTTTGTGAAGCATACATAACTGTATACATTAAAAATGATAGTTTCGATTCCGGTTATCCGCTCTGCATGCTAGGAACAAGCATCGTGGATTCATCTTACTGGTTAGATGATGTAACAAGAACCTTCTCATCAAAGGTGTTCCATAGTTTAATTTGATGAATGTAGTTAGGGATTACATTTAACAATAAATAACGCGATAATATGGTGAATAACCGCCACTCCGAAACATGTTATGAGTGGTAAACCAGATCTTAAAATATATATGTCTCGTGATCTTGTAGCGAGTAAAGCTTGCAAGACCCGTATGATTCTAAAGGTGATTACTTCTTATGAAAATAAGGTGGGTTAAACTGAATCAACATTCCTTTCGGGGAAACATCTCTACATTCTTTGTCATCAAACAAACATAATCGTATAGCTTAATTTAAAGCCCTGTATTGTATACGGGAGATTTTGGTGAAAATCCAAATGCGGTTACCAAAAGGAATAATAATCTAATCTGTCTGATCGCAGGTTGGATTGCTATAGTGTGTAGGTCAGGGCACACTAGAAGTTTCTGGGTCGTCTAAACACCTGGAGTTATTCTGCTATGGTCTCGTGGCGGAATTGGCATACGCAGCAGTCTCAAAAACTGTGCCCTTATGGGCTTGTGGGTTCGACTCCCACCGGGACTACCAAAATAAAAGAGGTTTAATAATGAATGATTGGATTGAATTAAATTTGCCTTATTCATATTATGAGAGTTTGGAAACACCAGATCTACCTGATTTGGATGATAGAATAAAGCAAAAGTTTGGTAAACTTCCTGAGGAAGTAAAGGTTTTGTTATCTCAGTTTGGAGATGAAGCTTATAAAAAATATTATAAGCTTTGTCTTAAAGGAAAGAGTCAAAAAGATCTTGAGAAGTCTAATGATAAAGATATTCAGGCGATAGTGTCTTATAAATCTCTTGAAGAAGAAATTGATAATTGGTATTGGGTTCAGCCTGAAGTGGCAGAATGGGAATCTTTATGTGATAAGTTAAGAAAAGAACATAAAGAAAAAATAAAATCTAAATCATTTTCTAGTTTAGGTTTAAACAAACCTGGAGTACTTATTGAAGTAGAGCAAGACGGAAAAGATGTTCAATATCTTATTGGAGATATAAATACTTCATGTGGTGTCTGTAATGATTGTACAGCTTTTAGTGATGATACGATTGTGAAGAGGTATAAAATTGTATGGCAAGAATAAAATAGAGATAGTCGGAAAGTATGGAGCTTTTCATCTTTCGATGCCAGATGATATTAGTGAATCTGATATATTAATGATTCATAATATAATTACCCCTTTATTGGATGGCAAGAATGTTAGTGAGATAGTAGGATCTTTTTCACCTGGTGATGTAACTCCTACTACTTGTTTGAAATACAAGATCACTTTTTGTTTTTCTTCTCCCAGATCTTTTGAGAAGTTGAGGGCAGTATCTGCGTTGAGGAAAGCTTTTAGTGAGATATCTCTTAAGGAATCAAAAGATATAGTGGATGGAATAAAAGAGTTACCTCCTATTTATGCTGAAGAACTTTATCATTTGAATAGTATTTTTAATGATAAAGGAGTTACCTCTTATAAGGCAGAGTTAGTAGTGGTTGAAATATAATGGTGCTGTGGCGTAACTGGCAGCCGCGCTAGACTAAGAATCTAGAGTTCGAAAGAACGTGTGGGTTCAACTCCCACCAGCACCACCAAAGTGAATGCAGTAAGGATTACATTACAGTGAACTTCCAGGTCCAGGTGAAAATCCTGGTATTGCGAAAGTAATATGGTATAACTAGTATCGGAAGAAAAAAGTATCTTTACAATTTTTGTCACTTCAATGCCTGGTTCGCTCAGTGGAAGAGCATTCGGCTGTTAACCGAACGGGTAAAACCAACGGGAGTTCGATTCTCTCATCAGGCGCAACTTCTAAAGTAAACCAGAAGTGGATTACACGCGTTGTTGAAAAAATTGTCGAGAAAACAACCCCTAATCCTAACCCGAGTAATTTTATAATTATAAGGCACAAAGAGGTTGATATAAATCTAGTAGTTGAGGTCAAGTATCCGGACGCAACGAATTACGAGGGGAGAAAGATAATGGTTTATAGAAACCTATCTTTCAATGATATTAAGAACACAAAGTTTCTTGACCCTCATTTCTGCGACCATGGTAATTGCATATCACCATTTGCTAGACTTCGACCAACAGATTCTGGTTGGATTGCAGCCATAGCTCTTGCAAAGATGATATAATGCAAATAAAGTTAGAGAAAGCTTCTGGTAGGGCAATATGTCGTCATCTTGATTGTAAAAGGAAGCCAGAGTACATAAATGAATCTGGTCGTATTATTAAGGGTACAATTTGTTGTAAAATTTCTGTTGGTACTGCTGCTGGTTGGTTTTCAGCTTTTTATTGCAGAGATTGTTTAGAGAAGATACATGATGAGATAAGAGAGAAGTTGAATCCAAAGTTATGGATTTTTAGTTGAATATGTTCCTGTCGTCTAATAATCATAGGACATCCGTCGCGATGAGGCGGGGAATCTAGGTTGATATCCTAGTGGGAGCGCCAAAGTTTTCTGAGGTTTTTTGGTAAAAACGCTGACGAGTATTGCAAGGTTCGATTCCTGCCAGGAAACTAATGTACAAATGCTAGTAAGGGATTACATTTTATATTGTGAATAAAACAGCGAAGTTCGATTCTTCGGGTTTCCGTGAGGGAACTGCGTGGTGCCAGAAAACATCTCTTGCAATTTTTGTTGTACAAAAATTTATAGAATATAATAGTTAATACTTTTGTATTCTACTATGTAACAAATGTCAGAAAGGATTACATTTTATTCTGATTAAATAAACAGGTGGGTTCAATTCCCACGCCTCCAACCAAATTCCATACTATGTATGGTGCCCCAGGGCTCTGAGGGAGCAAGTATCGGAGCTGCTTTATTGGAGGTGCAGGCGCCAGTCAAACTAATCTTTTCACCCTTTCGTTGTTACTATGGGTCTCTTGCCAACGTGGTCAAGGCAATGCACTGAAAATGCATTTATCTCGGTTCGATTCCGTGGGGGCTCACCAGACAGAATGCTTGGAGGATTTACATAGCAAATCAACTGTAAATTGATAAGATAGTAAGTGAAAACCTTACCTCGCCCACCATATCACGATGCAATCTTATGGGCGAGAAGCAAAACAAATAATTCTTCGTACTTTGTCTGTCTTAACGGCTTGTAACAAAGTGGTCTATGTGCCTGTCTGATAAGCAGGTTATGTGAGTTCAATTCTCACCAAGCCGACCAAGGAAAGATAATTAGTAATGAATATAGTAAAAAAGTTTTCTACTGATTTAGAAGTGGAAAGAAAAAATTCTATTTATAGTAAGGAAGCATTTTTAGAATGGGGACTTGGTGATGATGGAAATTTATATGCCAGATATTCTATATCTGGATTTCATAGTGATTCGTGGGTGAAAAGCGAGAATATTTCTTTTAGTATTTCACTGAAAGAAATGGAAAAAATTGTTAAAGAGTTTTCTAAACTTGTAATTTTTACATGATTTTAATGGGGCTATAGCATAATGGTAGTGCACTCGGCTGTCTCCCGAGGTTGTGAGGGTTCGAATCCCTTTGGTCCCGCCAATAAAACTTATTAACAATTCAAAAGCCCCTGGAGTCGGATAGTCTGACGGGGTAAACATACCGAAAGGAAATAGATATGAATTAAAGGGCTGGCAACCCAAGGTAAGGTATATTATGAACAAGACACATGTGAATGTTGGAACAATCGGTCACGTAGATCATGGCAAAACAACATTAACTGCGGCTATACTTGCAGTACAGTCGCAAGTTGGATTAGCGAGGGTTAAGTCGTATGCGGATATTGCAAAGGGCGGAACAGTCAGAGATGAGAATAAGACTGTTACAATTGCAGTTTCGCATGTCGAATATGAATCTGATGCTCGTCATTATGCTCACATCGATTGTCCGGGACATGCCGACTACATTAAGAACATGATTACTGGTGCTGCTCAAATGGATGGCGCTGTATTGTTGGTAGATGGTAGTCAAGGTCCACAACATCAAACAAAAGAACACATTCTACTTGCTCGTCAAGTTGGTGTGGAAAAGATTGTTGTGTTTATTAATAAGATAGATGTTTCTGATCCAGAGCTTCTTGAGCTTGTAGTAATTGAAACATCTGAATATCTTGAGGCACAAGGCTACGGAGATTCTCCTATTGTTATGGGTTCCGCACTTAAAGCATTGCGTGATCCGGTTAATGAGGGGCAATGCATCAAGGATTTGATTGCAGCTATTGATTCTCATATTCCGGATCCAAAGCGTGATTTTGAGTCTCCTTTTATGCTTCCTATTGAAGGGGTGCATACAATTGAAGGGCGCGGAACAGTTGTTACTGGAAGGATAGCTCGTGGAGTTCTTCCTGTTGGTTCTAAGGTTGAGATTATTGGTCTTGTAGATGAAGACTCAAAACCAAGAGTTGTAGTTGTAACAGGTATCCAAATGTTTCATAAGGATCAAAAAGAAGCTAGAGCGGGTGAAAATTGTGGACTTTTGCTTCGTGGAGTTAAGAGGGACGAGGTAGTTCGTGGGCAAGTATTAATTGCTCCAGGTTCTGTTAGCCCAAAGACTAAAGCGAGAGCAGAGTTGTTTATGATTCCAGGAAAAGAAGGTGGTAGACATACTCCAATTTTCCCAGGTTATAAACCACAATTCTTTTTTGGAACAACTGATGTTACAGGGGCAGTGACTAACTTTGGTGAATTGAAAATGCTTTCTCCTGGAGAGCACGCTGAAGTTAGTCTCGAACTTCTAAAACCTGTTGGAATGGAAGCTGGAATGAGGTTTGCTGTTCGTGAAGGCGGACAGACTGTTGCAGCAGGTATAGTTGTGAGTGTTGAGTAATTCCTGTTCTGATCAAGCAGGTGATCCAGTTGTATGTTGTAAGTTTGCAATAAGACTATGACTCGATGACTAGGTAGAGAGAGGATGAGATCGTTTTTGCGCGCTCCTCAACGGACTTAGTGCAACTGGAAATGGGATCGTGGCGCAATGGTAGCGCAGTTGGCTTTTAACCAATTGGTTCTCGGTTCGAGTCCGAGCGGTCCCACCAAAAACGAATGAAGTTAGGATTACATTACAATACTGACCCTAAGGTAGTCGACAGTTTCGCGAGGAACTGCACGATGGCGCTATGAGAGTTATTGACTTGATTAGTGCGGGGCGAACTAGGGAAGCTCTTACAAAAGAGCCCTTAATGTGCCGGTCACACACGTATCTTAGCGATCTCTTGTCGTTTTAATGGGTTCTTCGCCTAATGGTATGGCACCTGGCTCTTAACCAGACGCAGAAATGCATTGGGGGTTCGACTCCCCCAGGACCCACCATTAAAAGGATTAAATTAAATGAATAAAGAAGAGTTAATAAAATGTTTGAAGGAAGTAGTTTCTTCAAATATAGAAACACCAATTATTAAATTACATGAAAATAGTGATCATATTTGTTTGACGATTAGTCAAATGTATGAATATATTGATGTTAATTTCGCTTTGTTAGAAAAGATATCACATATATTCAATACCAAAAAAATTAATATTGGTGATAAGGATTATATAAGTGGGTGTGAAACATGTGATTATGGATCCGAATATTATGTTTAAATATATATTTTTGATTCAGGAATTAAAATAGATTGAATGTTCTATGGAATTCTTGGATATTGTTAAATTAATTGATAAGTTTAATGCTCTTGAAGCTTATGGCAGAAGAGATTTGATTAAGCAATATATCAAAGATGAATTTTTATCGAATGGTGAAATGATTGATGCTTTGATCTATATTGCAAAGATGCCTTTGACTGAACAATTTTATTGGCATAAGTTCGTGAAGAATTACATATCAACATTAGTTAATTTTAGTTAAAATGAAATCTAAAGATATTCTTATATTAGATGAAAGTTCTCCTATTTATGGTAAGATATTAACTTTTTCTTTTATTGAGCAAAAGAAAATATCTCCTGGTTGTTTCATTTGGGTAGCTCGTTATGATAATGGTTTATATTGGCGCTCTGATTATTCTTTAAAAAAGCATATAAAAGAAAATAAATGGATAGAGATTACTAAAAAGAATAAAGATAAATGGGAAAAATTAATTCCTTTTATATAAAATATCATAAAATGAAGCCTAGAGATAAAAAGAAAATATTGGAGTGTTAAATGCGTAATAATCGTTATGTTAATTTAATTGATTGGTTTTATTCAACAGATTATAGCATTCATATAACGAAGTCTAATAAGGGAAAGAATGGTGGGCATGATATTAGAGGTTCGCTTATTAGTGATGATGGTGAATGCTTTTTAGCTATTGGTTGTGATGAGATTGATGTTATTAGAACATTGAAGGCGATGGTTGAGGGAAATTATAAAAATAACCGGGGTTGACATCATTTTTTATAGATTTAGATTGGTGGTATGGTTAGACATAATGTGTGGATAATTGATTTTATAATGCATTACCATGCGTCGATTATGGCGTAATTAACGGGATTACTTAAGATATATCTATCTTTTAATTTTCCGGAGGTTTATTATGAGTAATTTTGATTGTTTGAAGAATATTATTATTAACTCTGAGTATGATACGAATAGTGCTGGCTGGTATTATAGGCTAATTAAAATGCCTCTTTTGCATGCAAATCCTAATTTAAATCCACGTTGTTTGGATTCAAAAACGGGAAATGCTTTTGCTAAGATAGCGAAAAATTTGGTAAGATCTAAATATAATGATGAAGATAATGGCAAGAATACTTTACCGCCAGTAATTCCGGGATTGGGATGTCCAAAAGATCTTGATTTATCAAAATATAAATCAACGGACAATGACCAAGTTATTGTTACCTCATTAAATGAAAGAAAAGTTCTTGAAGTTTTTTCAAATCTTTTAGATAAGAATAAAACAAAGAAACTATCAAGAAAGATCCAACAAGATTTGTTTAATGAAATTCAGTCCAATTTATCTAACTACCTTAATGATACCTTATCCTCATATAAGGTTGATTTGGTTATTAATGTAAATAATTCTCTATTAGAGGTTTATGAACTGAAGTTGGGTGGAAACTTGGATGCTCCGAAAGCAAGAAAGACTGTTGATGAGTTAGTATTTAGGGCTATAGCATTATCCAGTTATCATAATAGTTTGCCTAGAGTATATTTTGGAGTTTTCTCTTCCGACATAAAAGTAAAGAAAAATGGCGACTGGTCTGGTGCAGTTGGAAGTTTGTTTGATAAAGAATTTGTATTAATAGAGGATGATCTAGTATCAAATATATCGAACATATCAATGGCTGATTTTGTAGATAATTGTATTGCTGTTCTTAACTTAAAGGCTGATTAAAAATCCTTATTAAGGAAGTGTTTATATGTGTTTCAAACAAAAAGTTTTAAAGCCTCTGTTGAAGTGGCCAGGTGGTAAGCGTTCTGAACTCTCTCTTATAAGAGAGAGTTACCAACATACAATACCAAAGACTATCGACAAATACGTTGAGCCATTTGTTGGTGGCGGTGCATTTTGGTTAGGTTTAGAAGCCAACTCGTATATTGTGAATGATATATCTAATGATTTAATTAATCTTTATAGTGTTGTAAAGAACAAAGATAAGAGTTTTATCGAATCTATTCTTGCTGTTAATCTTAGTTGGAATGAGTTGAGAGATTTAACAGAAGCTAATTATTCTGGTTTGTATAATGAAACAATATCAGTAACTGATATTATGAAGGATTTGAGTTTATCTGTTGGTGGTATTGATTTATTTAATACTTATTTCATTAAGGGTTTTAAGACTAAATTAAGAAATATAAAAACACATGAAGCAAAGAGTGGGAAATTATCTAATGATGATTTAAAGGATAATATTGAGTGTGCTTTGAAAAGTGGATTATATACATCTATCAGATCCTTATATAATTCAAGGAAGAAGATGGATGGTATAAAAGCAATGAGCTTTTTATTCATGAGGGAGTATTGTTTTTCATCTATGTTTAGATTTAATCCTAAAGGAGACTTCAATGTCCCTTATGGCGGAATTTCTTATAATAAGAAATATCCAGCGAGAACACTTGATTACTTCATGAGTGATGAGTTATCTATTCATATGAATAAAACTTCTTTTTATAATGAAGATTTTCAATCTTTTGTTTCTAAGCTAATTCTTGGCAAGAATGATTTTATGTTTATAGACCCTCCTTATGATACGACATTTAGTTCCTATGATAATAGAGAGTTTGTTAATGAGGATCAAGAGAGGTTAGCTTGGTATTTATTGAATGAGTGTAAATGTAATTTCCTTTCAATATTTAAGGAAACAGATTTCATTCGTTCTTTATATGAAAACAAAAAGTCACATGTTAAATGTGAAACATTTGATAAAACATATCAAGTGAGCTTTAGAGATAGGAATGATAAAGGAGTGAATCATTTAATCGTTTATTCAGTCTTATAATATAAGAAGGCAAATGCGAGTGGGAATACATTTAACTGCTAATTAAAAACGATTCTCATTCATTTTTGTTGCCTAAACGGACGAGCATGTTGGCTGGTCGCGCTGACGCATGTCTTATAAACATGTATTGAGCATGAGGTTCAATTCCTCCTCGTCCGACCAGGAGAAATACAAAGATGTTATCAAAAGATAATATAAAGCGTGAGATTGCATTATTTGCAAGAGAGAATGCATGTAAAGTACATAGCCAGTTTTATTTTGATCCTGAAACTGAAGCTGAGGCAAAAAAAGAAATAAGTGATGCTGTAAACAATCCAGACAGCTGGATACTTATTGATACTGATCGTTTTGACGGTAAAATTGAAATGTGTTTTGATTGTGAGCCTCTTGATGATCAATTAAGGGCTTATGTTACTTTGGGTAGTGCACGAGAAAGTGTTTTGCATATAGAAGTAATTGGTGAATGATATGTCATTGAAATTGGCGTTATTATCTGTCAGTGATAAAACTGGATTGATTCCTTTTGCAAAAGGAATTGTTGAAGAAGGCTTTACTATATTGTCAACAGGAGGTACTGCAAAAGCTTTGAAAGAAGCAGGCATTCCTGTTACTTTAGTTGAAGAATATACTGCTAGCCCAGAAGTAATGGGAGGTAGAGTTAAGACACTTCATCCAGCAATTCATGGTGGACTTCTTGCTAGAAAAGACGTGGATGATGCTGATCTAATTCGTATCTATGCGGAGTATATAGATTTAGTTGTAGTTAATTTGTATCCTTTTGAGTACACGGTTACTAAGCCTGGAGTTACTATGGTTGAAGCAATAGAGAACATTGACATTGGTGGACCATCAATGCTTCGAAGCGCAGCAAAAAATCATGAACGAGTTACAGTTGTTTGTGACCCTTCAGATTATGATAGGGTCTTGGAAGAATTGCGGTGGGGAGAAGTATCACCTGATTTTCGTTTAGAATTAGCAATTAAAGTATTTAATAGGACATCTTATTATGATTCAGTAATTGCAGATTTCTTATGGCACTGTAAGATGTATTGCTAAAATGTTTGTTGAATTTGTTATATAACAAATGAATGTGTTAGAACGTAAATGGTTAGCGGACTGATTGTGTCAGAAGGCAAATGGTTAGCCGTGCGAATGTGGCTCGCAAGTAGTCGGTTCGATTCCGACCTGACACTCCATTAGATTGATTGGTGGGTTTGAGTCCTTAGCCTCAGCGCCAAACGCCTTGGTAAAGCATGTGTGAAAATGTCAAGTCAATCTAATATGGTTCCTTAGCTCAGTTGGGAGAGCAACGGATTGAAGATCCGTGTTAGCGTCGGTTCAAACCCGACAGGAACCACCATTTAATTAGTGATTATTAATATGATTTGTCCATTTTGCAATTCTCAGATACCGTTGGTAGATGTAGTTGAGACAGAGTGGTCTTTAATAAGACCACCAAATGGTATTTGCAGAATTCATAGACCATTCATTGTTGGTGTTCTTAATGAATCAGATTCTGGTCATTATGGGTATTGGATTGCGGCAGGTGGTGCTCAGATAATTCTTAATATTGGTAAAGAGCTTACTATAGTTAATAAGTTCAATTCAGTATATGAATGCTGTGGAAAAAATTATGCAAAAAATAAATACTATCTTCTTTACAGAGATGGTTGGTGTTATGCTTCAGCTTTCCTTAAGGAAAGATTATATACAATCAATTATATGATTGATATCTCCCCTGATAATTTTAATTATATTCTCAAAAGGATGGAAAGGTTAAAGGTATTTTTATGAGGATTGCCAGTGAAGAATTGGATAAAGAGAAATTTGATGAGCTTTTTGATAAGATTGTAGAAAGATTAAAAGAAAAAGGTATAATCTCAGAAGATGATCCATATCATTATTTAATAAGTTAACCGGGTAGGACGGTGTGGTTTCACCTAACCTCTCTGATAAAGAGGTTGTTAGGAGTTCAATTCTCCTCTGCCCGATCATTTATATATTCAAAGGAAATTAATATGCACAGTGAAATAAGTAAGAGTATAATTTGGTATTTTGCGTTATTTCTTTTTCTAGGAATTGTTGCAACATCTGTAACATTAGCGATACAACCAACATGGCTTGGTTTTGAACATAAATCATTTGTTGAGAGCCATCAATATATTGAGGCAAGAAAGACAGAAGTAGCAAATGATATTGAAAAATATTATGAGCTTTCGGCTAGGATTAAACTGTATGAAAGAGAAGGCAATTACAAAGTTGCTGAAGCATTAGAGATGCAACAGCGTGCACTTGGTAGAAAAATCAAGAAGGCATTAAATCAGATTCCGGTATCAGAACGACCAGAAGGTTCTGAACAATTTGAATAATTGGAGATTTTTAATTATGAATAGTTTGTATAAATTTGGTTTGGCGGCGGTAGCAGTAACGTGTTTGATGGCAAGTAATTGTGATGAAAAGAGAACTTCAAGTTCAGAAGAAAAAGATAAGAATGTAGTAGAAGCGCAGCAATTACTTTATCAAAAGTCACAACCAGTTCCTAAGTTTCAATATTCATTGGAACGGGACGTAGCTATTCAATTATATAAAGCAAGGAATGAACGTGTGACCACTTGGACAGTATGGCGTTCTGATATGGGTCAAATTGAAGGAGATTGTCCTTCTGTTGGTTATCCGATTCCTTATGATACAAGTTTGACAAATCCATTGCAAACTCAAATTTATGGAGGTTACCAATCAATTACTTCTACTGCTGTAGAGCAAGCAGAACCAAATGGACTATTCTCATCGAAGAATAGTATTGCAACATGGGTACGTTGTATTACTAAAGTTGGAGATGAAGAGGTTGAAGCTCCAGTGTATGTTGAAAGTAAAGTAACTGCATATCCATTTCCTGTGGATGTGGATTATGAAAAGAATAGAGTTGTGCCTGTCAAAGCAGGTAAGCCATCGGTCACAATCAAGGTTAATAAGTAATTTATAACATTCCATAAGGCTTGACACGGGCATTATTCGTAGTTAAGTTAGTGGAGCATAGGGATGTCGTTCAATGGTAGGACAAGGGATTTTGATTCCCTGAATTAGAGTTCGACTCTCTACATCCCTTCTAAGAAACAAATGCTCGATAGGATTACATTTACAATAGCATTCCAAGCCGGAGATGGAGGTCCGATTCCTTCTGCGCGGTTTATATCTGCGCATAGTTTAATGGTATGACTCCGTCGTTAAATATCTTGTCACTTCTTGTTGTTTCATTAATATTATTATCATATTGTCATGAATACAGAAAATTCTACATTAGATGGTGATGTTCCAGATCCTTGCCCTATTTGTGGTAGACCGAATTATCACCCATCAGATCATCATATGGTTCCTAAGTCAAGAGGCGGAAGAGCTACTGAAACTATTTGTGCAGATTGTCATAGGGCAATTCATTCTTTATTCACCAATAAAGAATTAGAAGAGAAATATAATACTCCAGAGGTTTTGCTTGATAATGAATCTTTTGCGAAGATGATTAAGTTTATTTCAAAACAAGATCCTAGAGGTAGAGTTACAACTAAAAAAAGCAAAGACCGAATTAAAAGAGGAAGAGGAAGACCATGAGTAGAGAGCTGTCTTTAGAAGAGAAAGAGCTCGATATAATTGATGCGTTTAATATATTGGCTATAGAACTTGGATCAAATAATATTTCTAGGATTTCTCAGAATATTGGGAAGCTGGAATTTCTTATAAATAGTGATATCCTTATTAAAAAGACAAATCATTATGATGAAAAACCTGTTTTTTGTTATGTTGAGATGCCAAAAGGTTTGGAGAATAATAATATAATTAACGCAAAAGAAATCATTGAAGGTTTAAAAAACAATGAAACCGTTGTTGAATTGCAACTACAACATAATGGTCAGAAAGTCTCTCCTCTTGATTTAAATGTGCAACTTGATTTTTTCTTGATTAAAAACAAAATTAAGATTAATGAAGTATCACCAGATGACTTTATTGATTCTAATTATATTAATCAATTCAATTCATTCAATATGAATTGTTATAAATCTATTCTTGGTATGCTTAGAGAGATTAGAAGAGAGTTAGAGTCTGTGGAGCCGGTGGGTAATAAACTTCTGGATAATTTTGATAGAGAAAGGGATCAATTGGTTGATCTTTTTATTAAAGAGCAAAGTGGATTTGTTATGGAGCATTTTCTTAATTATGAAGCCATGTTAGCAAGAAAAAAGGATAAGGTAATTGATCTATTAAGAAGTCATAGTAGATATTCAAAAATGCTATCTGACATTTATAATAGAAGAGAACAGTCAGTTAAAAACTTAGTTTCTTTTAGAGTTAAGGAGCTTATTAAGAATTTCAGTTCTTATGATAGGTATTTGTATGTTTTTCCTCTCGGAAGAATTGTTACATTGAAATATATTGTAATGTTTAGTTTGGATGAGATTATGGAAGAAAATGGAGTGAGGATTCTTTAATATGTCTAAAAAGAAAGTATTAGTTACTGCTGGTTCTACTAGAGTAATGATTGATCAGGTAAGGTGTATCTCTAATATCTTTGGAGGAAAGACTGGTGAGGTAATTGCTAGGGCTTTTGGAGATAGTTGCTGTGATGTTACGCTTCTTACTTCAGCAAAAGAATCTTATGTAAGGGATAAAATTAAGTACAATACTTATGATGAGCTTTATGATAATATGGAAAAGCTTATTAAGACTGGGGATTTTGATGTAGTGATTCATTCTGCAGCGGTTAGTGATTATAAAATCTCAGGTATATTTGAGATTTATAATCAAGAATGTTTTGGAGGAGAAAGTATTGGGGTTGCTAAGAAATTTAGTCTATCCAAAATTGATTCTTCTACGAAGGTATCCTCATCTAGCCCAGAACTATTTCTTAAATTGGTTCCAACGGAAAAGATTGTAGATAAGATTCGTGATGAATGGGGGTTCGAAGGAACTCTTGTAAAGTTTAAACTTCAGGTAGGAATATCTGATCAGGAATTAGTAGACATAGCGTACAAGAGCATGGTGCATTCTAAAGCAGATCTGATAGTTGCGAATTGTCTTGAATGGTCAGCAGACAGAGCTTTTATATTGAATACTGGTAGGTTTAATAATATGGAGATAGAAGAAGTTGAAAGGCGTCAACTTGCTCCTGCATTAGTCAAAAGGATAGGTACAACTAGGTTTTCACAATGAGAGTATTACTTGGTATTACAGGTAGTGTTGCAGCTAAGTTAGATTTGAAATTAGCTGATGCATTGAAGGCTGCGGGACATGATATAATGTATGTCTTTACAAAGTCAGCCGAGAATTTTTCATCATTGCAGTTTAGTAGTGCTTATAGAGGATGGGATGATGATAAACAGTCTGCTGAGGTACTAGAAGAATGTGTTCGTAAGGATTGGTGGACTGATGATGATGAGTTCCCAGTTAAATATGATAATGTTAAGGAAGATGGATCATTAATTATTCCACATATTATTCTTAAAGATTGGGCAGAGGTATTTCTTATTGCTCCATTAACAGCTAATACTTTAGCAAAGATCTCTAATGGAATTGCAGATAATCTATTGACTTGTATTTTTCGGGCTTGGAATATGAATAAGCCTATTGTATTAGCGCCTGCAATGAATACTAATATGTGGAAACACCCCATAACAAAGAAAAATATATGGGATTTACAGAATACATACTCTGTATCATTTAGTGAATGGTATCAAGAAACAGGTGGGATTAGATATACTGACGACTCTCTCCTTATAGATAAGAAGATGCGTTATACATCAAGAATGTATATCGTTCTTCCTGTCGAGAAGAAACTAGCTTGCGGAGCTTTTGGTAAAGGAGCGCTAGCTCCAATTCATAATATTGTTGATTTGGTTAATAAATTATAAGAGGAAATATGAAGATTAAGAATATTTTTATTTTACTATTGATTGGGTTATGTTCCGGCTTTAGTTGGGACGCAAAAGCTGATGATGCTTATTGGCTTGATAGTATGGATCTTTCTGGAGATTTAAGATATAGGATTGAATCTGTTGATCAAGAATATGAGGTAGCTAGGCATAGCCATTCTTTGAGTGCTAGACTTAATTTTGTTGGATATGTATCTAATGATTTAAATATTGTTCTTGGTCTTGGAACGGGTTCTAATGATGATCCATCGAGTGAAGACCAGACTCTTGGTGGTGGTTTTTCTGCCAAACCTATTTGGTTAAACCTTGCATATTTCAATTATTCTCCAGTTGATTGGGGAAGTCTTAATGCGGGCAAAATGGAAAACCCATTCAAATTTGTTGGTGATAATGAATTAGTTTGGGATTCAGATTTAAATCCTGAAGGACTTGCTCTTAAATTCGAACCTCAATTTGAGAATGTTTCTCCTTTTGTAAGAGGGGCTTTCTTTTGGGCTGAAGAAAGAGAAGATGATAGGGACACTATTCTTATTGGAAGTGAATTTGGTTTAAAGGTATTTACGAAGAGTTTTTATGTCTTAGCAGGAGGGAGGTATATCCATTTCAATAATATGAAGGGACACCAAGTATTATTAGACTCTCGTAATAGTTTTGGCAATGCTGCTCGTGCAGACTCTGATGGAGAGTTGTATTATCTAAATGGATACAAATTACTTGGAGAGTTCTTTGAATTAGGTGGTAAAGTTAGTAATGTTAAATGGAAGCTATTTGCTGATTATGTGGATAATACAGAGGTCAATTTTGATAATAAGGCTTGGTTGGTAGGTGCGTCATTAGGTGAATGCAATAGAGCTTTAGATATTTGTACTAGGTATTCATATAGAAATGTTGAGAAAAATTCTGTGGTTGGAGCATTTTCTGATTATGACTTTGCTGGTGGAGTTACTGGAAGCAAAGGGCATGAAGTTAATGTTGGTACTAATCTAAGTGATTATGTTGGTACACAGGTTTCTTATTTCAATAATGAATTTGGAGATTTGCAAGTAAGTTATCAGAAAGTACAAATTGATTTTTCTGCTAGATTTTGAGGTTTAGGATATGTCATTAACATCACTTAAGGCTAAGATTATTAGTTGTATTAGATCAGGTAGATATGAGACATTTATAAGTGATCGTGGTAAAGTAATTGTTGAAACTTCTTTATTCTTACATAAAGATGGGGACATGACTCCTAATTTTAAAGATATGATCTTTAATCATATTGCTGATCTAAAGCCAGAAGAAATTGATTCTTTGGAAAGATATCAATATAGTTTACTTGATACAATTGAACTTTTGCGAATGGCAAGTAATGGATCTTATGGGGGATTAGGATTAGAGACTGTTGATGCTATTTATAATTTACTTTGTGGAAGGCTTGATAATTGGGCGTATAGTTCATCACAGTATGATGAATGTGTAAAGAAGATGTTAGAGATAACATTAGAGGAACACAGAAATTCATTTTGGAGAAAATAAAATGGAATTTAAAGATTTAGGATTGGAAGATAAAGATAAGACTGACCAGATTGATGAGAAGGTTCGTGAGAAGCTTGGAATTGGGTTAAGTGAAATGAAGGATGCTTTATCTCAATCTGTTCAAGAGAGAGCCGTAGAGATTGTTGAGAGTATGATTAATATTGCTCCAATGGGAGATTATGAAAGGCTCATGGAGGATCCAGATGATATGGCTACTTTTCTTCGAGATGAAGCTCATAAGCCAGAACATTGGGTATTAAACTTCTTAGAGTTCAAGAACGATCATTTCCATTTCTCTTTTCTTAATAAAGCAATTGATGAGGGCGATAATTTCGTTGGGTCTGTTTTTGTAAGTCAGTCCGGTAAGATTAGGCATGCCTTCGCATATGGTGAATAGAATATTTGTTTAGCAAGGCATTAGTGGAAATCTATAGATTATGAGAAAAAGTTTTATATTAGAAAAGTTAGAGAAAGAAGGAGTTGTTATTTACAAAGGTAAAGGGAACTCTATGACTCCAAGAATTAAATCTGGAGATAAAGTAACTGTCAAAAGAGTTCATCCAAGTATTTTCCGTAAAGGAGATATGGTTTATTGTAAAGTAAAGGGTAGTTACTTCTTACACTTGATTACTGCAATCAAAGGAGATCAGTATCAAATATCTAACAACCATGGTCATGTAAATGGTTGGATTACTAATAAGTCCATTTTCGGTTTGTGTGTTGCAGTTGAGGACCAAGAGATTATATCTTACCAGGATATTTTTAAAAGGGTGTGTGAAAATGTGGTAGAATTACCTACAACTGTATTAGCTAGTTCTTCATCTTTGGAAGATAAAAATGAAAAGTGAAATATATATCGAAGGACATGGAATTCCTTTTACGTTAGTAAAATGTCCTCACGGATTTTCTCTTGAGAAAATTTGTCAAGAGATTACAGATAATAATTTGAAAGCAAAAGATATAGTAAAAAGAAATCCATCATTAAAAGCTATTGATTTTGAAAAATCAGATAAGGATTTGGTATTTATAGTTAAATCAACTCGTAGATTAGCAGATTATGAGATATCTCATATTAAGGATACATTAACTACTTTTGGAAAAGATAAGGCTCACTTCTGTTTAGTAGTAGCTGATTATTTTGATTTAGAAAGAGTTCCTAAAGTTCTTGTTCCATTTATGTGATAATTATGAAAGCTAAATTAATAATAACAAGCAGAAATCATATGTATCTTATAAGAAAAGATGCTCAAGAAGCTGTTAGGCGCATTAGTAAGCAGGTTATAATAAGTTCATCATTCCTTATGAATGAGAAAGAATATGATGACATTATAAAATGGACATCAGGAAAATGATAGGAAAATTTAAACATAATCGTATTATTATCAATTCTAGAAATGAGTTATGTTTAAAAAGAAAACAGAATATATTTGATATTATCTCGTCTAGAATTCGTTTAGATATAATGAAAGCAGAAGATGAACTTGTGCGCAAAGCACTTGAGTTATTTAAATAATAAATTCAAAGTTAGGTGATTTGATATATTCTTTCTCATGAGAAAGAATTGTGAAATAATAATAAATTCTGCGAATGAGATTGGAACACGTTTTGAATTAAATAGTATTGCTAGGCATATTTCGTCTCCAGTTGGTAGGGTTGCTCTGGCACAGAGTATGACTGCCCCAATTAGGAGACATTTAGATTACAACAGAATATCAAGAAAGATATTTTTAGTAGATCCTTTGCCACAAGGTGCGCTACCTGTATATAAAGAGAGAGTATTTAAACACAATTATGTCATTATTAATTCAAGAAATGACATTGGGACAAGAGAACAATTATATAGATTTATAAATGGAACAAGAGTTGCACTTCCTATATTTACTATAATCTCAAATCCTACAATAAACATTAGCGAGATTAAGAGTAGAAGGTTTAATATAATTGATAGGTCTATACAAAAAGCTAAGACTGAGATTATGTCTCAAAAGGATTATAATATGTTTAACATGATAGATGATGCAACACTTGGTATATCAAAAGAAGTCCCCAAAAAGAAATCTATTTTTGATAATATTAAATCTTGGGGTAAAAAATTATTACAATATTTAGATATATAATTTGGTATGGAAGATCTTCCGAAGATACCACAAAATAATAAATTCAAAGCTTATTGTAATTCATTAAGGTGTCCTTTATGTGGTGCGCAACTAGATGGAAATATTCATCCAAAAGGGGCTTCATTATATTGTGTTCAAGATAATGATGAATATTCAATTAAATTGAATCCTAATTTTGATAAGCCTATTAATGAAACGTTAAGACATACTTTTAATGATTATGAGTACTACATTTCTATTACAAGAGTGTTTAACAGTTGGCTATCTGTTATCAATAGGGTTAGTACGGAGATTCATCCTAGTTTAAGATATAAGTTTTGGGAAGAGATATTTAGGTTTGAGGGAAGATTAACTTTCTTTAGAAAGAAATTGGATAGAGAAGAATTTGTTAGAAAGTTGAAGCTTTACAATGTATTCAGCTGATTTTAAAGAGCCGCTTTGTATAAGTAAAAAGAATTTGAAAAGGGCGAAGCCTGATAATGTTAAGAGACTTGCGCGTTGGCTTGGTCTTAACATTGATGGAATGAGTGATAGACAGATTATCAAGATTGTTTGGTGGAGAATAACAAGACACCACAAAAGAAGGGCAGAAGATATATGGTGATAATGGCACCAAAGAAAGAACTTTTAAACAGTTTGAAATGTCCTGTGTGTGGTGGGCAAATAGATATTGCTCGTGTTTGTGGTTCAAATTATGGTTGTGTTAACAACCCATATCATTACAATCTGAATATAGAGACTGGTTCCGTTGCTATTTTCTCATTTCTCACACGAGAAAGAATAACCTTATATGACTCTAAATATAGATATGATATACTTAGAATTCATGGAGAGAGTATAAAAACAAAGATTGAAATATTTGATATTGATGGAGAGAGGCGAGTTATCTTTTCATTCAAGGATAAGTTTGTTGAAATAGATGGAGATGCTTTTGATTTCAACAATTTCAATTCAGATAAAGCATTAAATAGAATTAAGACGATATTGTTATTCCAGTAATTGGAGGAGATATGTCAAAATCGTATAGAGAAGGTGGTCATACCGGTCCTTATAAGTTTAGTAGAAGGTATACTACAAGAAAAGTGAGAAGAGCATCAAGAGATTTTTGCAATCAAATCAAAGTAGATTTTGATCTTGATGAGGGTTCTGATTTAGAACAAGAACCAAATGACCATACTGATTTTAAAAGAGGATGGAAACCCTTGTATCGTTGGCTTGAATCGCATGTCGATGAAAAATGGGATGATGTTTATTCAGAGTTATCAACAAAGATTAAAACTGTCTTTGGTAAAGATGAACATGTAAAATCTATTATAAATAGTATTGTGGATTTTCACCCAAGTGAAGATGAAAAAGAAACATGGTATAGACATGAATTTTATGTTGATGATCAAGGTGTCTTGAATAGAAAGAAACGTGTTACAAGAAGAACATATTATTCTTATAGAAAGTTTGATGTAAAAAAATTAACAGATTTTCTTAATGGAAGAATAATTGGAAGATATAATGGTGTATATTATTGGTTTACTCCAACGTCAAAATTACGGTCGAAACAAGAAGAATATAAATGTATTTGGTTTAAAACAGAACCGGAAGATTATTATGCTATTCCTTGGAACGGAAGGTATATAAGATATGTAAAGAAAGAATATTCTCTTATTGATGATGGTTTTAATAAGAGATGGAAATGGGATTGGGTTGATATTGCTGGATATGGAGAGACTATAAATACAAGAAGACTTGATCCATTAACGGATGAAGAGATTAATTGGTTTAAGGGATTACCCGGTTATTATCAGGAAGAGATTTTAAAGTGGTCTCCATCAAATTGTGAATAACAAAGCATACTTGTATGGCATATGGTGACGAGTTTAAGGTTTTTGGACCTTATAAAAGAAAAGATGATAGGCAAATTGTAATCGTTGTTGATAAAAACGGTGTGCGTCGTACCATATCTTATCCAAAGTGGGTTATGGAACTTCAGCTTGGAAGGAAGTTAGACCCTGATTTAGAAACTGTTGATCATTTAGATGGAGATGTAAACAATAATAATGTTTCGAATCTAAGGGTCGTACCTAGAGAAGAGCATTCTGCTGATGATACTAGGAGAGTAAAGCCTATAAAGATGGAATGTGCTTGGTGTGGAAAGAAATTTGAACGTAGCCCAAGAATAATTAGAGAGAAAGCTAGAAAAGGTAAAGCTGGTCCATTCTGTTCTAGAGCTTGTGCTGGCAAATATGCAAGGATGTTACAACTCAAATTGATTGATAAATTTGATAGCCAAGAGTCAGTAGACAGTGTTTATTATAAAAGGAAGCATGTTAAAGCTTCCACATTGATACCTATTGATTATCTTCTAGATTATCTCTGTGATATCTGGGATTAATTTTTTAAATATCGCAGGGTTGACTGCCTTTTTTTTGTGATTACTATATAAAGATATGGGAGATTGAATATGTCTGATAAGATGACAATTGCGCAAGCATTAAGAAGAGTTAAAAAGATTAAGGGTTTGCTTTATGAGCATATGAGTAGGGCGCAAGAATGTGCTTCTTATATGGAAGATAAAAAGCCAGAGTTTGATTTTGATGAAGAAGTTAGTGCTATGAGTTCATTAACAAATGAAATGCTTAATTTACAAGCCAAAATAGCAGTAGCTAACTCTAATGCCATTATTTCAAATGATGGTACTGAATGTAGTCTTACCATGGCTATTCGTATCTTAGAGGAACTTAAAGGTCAAATCAAGTTTTATAGTGGTTTGACCTTGCGTCATGGTATTGAAAAACAAAAAGAACAAATGTGGGATGAAAATGCTGATAAGTTTGTAACTAAGGTTGAAGAGATTAATTATATCTCTGCTATGACTGAAAGACAAAGAGCTGATAAAATTCGTTCATTGAATGATCAGTTTGAAGCATTGAACAATGCTGTTGAGGATGCAAACCACGTAACACTTGTTTAAAGTTTTGCCTAAGGGCAATAATGGAAGGAGATTGTTATTGAAAGTAATTTAGGGGATCCCCTTATTCAATTGGGAATATAACTTTGTTATATTAAAATTGGATAAAATTATAGATTATACAAGGGCATTTTCGGCATCGATCTCGATATTGTTTAGACTTTATCTTATATAAAATAAGTCTTATTAGCAATTAGAGGTTAGCGTTCAGATTTTGAGCACTTAGCAATTAGCATTGAGCGGTAAGCTATTAGCACTTGTTAACCCTGATTATTTTCATAACAATTCTCTTTGCCATATACAATGTTATTAATAATGTGATATTTGGGTTTGCTTTTTAAATAAGCACCTATTGATAGGTTATTTTATGATTACTATTGATTTAATTAATATTATTCGTGAAAAATTTGGTGAGTTTCAAGTAATGGGTACTGGTTCTTTTCACAGATTTATAAGAAATGATCCTAATACAGGACATCCTTTTATGTTTTTAGTGTATGAAGAGAGTAATAATGTATATTTCCTTACCTCTACAAAAGAGTGGATGACTGCTAAGTATTTTAAGAAATACTTGAAATTATTGGTATTCTCATAAGATTACTAATAAGATGATATAGTTATATTGTTATTATGATAGCGTGACCCGAATGGTAAGGGACCACTCTGCAAAAGTGGTAATTGTAGGTTCGACTCCTATCGCTATCTCCATAATGGAAGGTAAACCATGCCGGGCATGGCACTCGCTGGAAACGAGCTGGTATTCATTAGATGGGTATTTGATTCGACTTCAATTCCTTCCGCCAATTGGAAGATTAACCAAATAGGATTTGGCGTCGCCTCGAAAGCGAATGGCACCGAGAGGTGTGGGTTTCGATTACTCAATCTTCCGCCAGGTATTTACTATAATCTTGTAGTATACTTTCTGCTATAAGCTTTTTTCTTGGCATACTAATTGTATCTGAACTGTACAACCAATGAAGAAATTTGACACATTTTTTATGACCAGAAAATTGTATTTTATACATATTATGTTTTGAATAAACAACTCTTCCGTTGATAACTTTATTTTTGGGTTTTTGTTGTATTACACTGTGTTTAAAGTTTATATCATTTAGTTTATCTGATATAGTAAGTAAGAAGTTTTCGCTTGCACCACACAAATATACTGTAGTTTGCTCATATGTTTTGTTATTGTGAGCTTTATATTGTGATCTGTATATGCTGCCATCTCCATCAATGCATCCTTTTAAAAAGTCGTTAAAGTGTATATCTGGTATGTCGGGTAATTCTTGGGTTAAAGATTTTTTTGGACAACATTTGTGTTCCACAAACCAATTATAAATGTCTTTCCCGTATAAAAATAAAGTTGAACTGTTATTACAAGTATCTCTTATATTACCGTCCCCGCCAAGTTCTTTTTGTATTAGTTCTAACCAATCAATATCTTTTGAGCACAAACTAATTTTAAATGAATTGGTTCGACTTTTGTCTTGTATAAGATTTCCATCTGTAATAAATGCTCCAAGTAAATAATATGATAGTGCATCTTCGTTGTTTAAAACTTTTTTAGTGTTTTCATATGTGCATCTTTGCAACAAAATTACCTCGCGGACTGAACGCGAACTAGAACTTATATGACTATGATGATATATTGACAGATATAGAGAATGAACTGCAACGGTTGCAGACTTGCCTGCTAAGCAATGTGTACCTCTGGTATAGTGTTCGACTCACTCTTTCTCTGCCAAGAGTAAGTTATGGAATACATTAAAGAATTGGTATCAAAGACTTTTTTAATTCTTATTGGTTTACTTTCGTATGCTATGATAATTTCTGATCTTCCTATTGACCAGCTCATTATAATAATGATGATGCAACAGTGGTGATTAAATGAATTTTAATGAAAAATTTGATGAACTTAGTAATCAATTAAAAACTAGGGATTGGTTTTATGATATCTCCCGTGATAAATATGGTCGGGTTGTTGTTTATGCATTATGGATGAGTGGAGATATTTTAAGTGAAGTCCCTCATACATTATGTGGTAAACAAGTTTTACTTCATTTCGCTAATATAAGGAAAGAGGAAGATCATAAAATGGTTTCACTTTCCGATCTTCATATCAATGATTATGAGGAGGATAGAGAGGCTAAAGAAGCTGTTGTTGAAACTACTGATGAAATTACAAGTTTATCAGAGTTAACTAACAAACTTGATAAATTAGAGAAGATTTGCGGAACTAATACACTTGGAGATATCTTTTTTGAATCTCATGATGGAAAGAACGCAGTAACTAATTGGTCAGCTAAATTTCCTGATATTAGAAAAGATATGGATAAATTGCTTAACAAATTTGGGTTTGATGTCCTCTATGAAGAGTTGGAGTTATAATGGAATTATTTAATGAGGGTACAATACGTGATCTAATATTATTATCTGAGCATGGTGAGAATGCAAATGATTTCAGTGATGATAAATCATTTATGGATAAGTTTCTGACTGCTAAAGCCCTTATTGATCGCTGGGGAAATATACCGACATATCTTTTATGTAGTGAAGAAAATAAGGAATTCATTATTGATTCTTTAAATAAGAACCCGTATTACCGAGAAAGAAATAGTGATTGTTTTGATCATAGATATGGTGATTGCATTAAAGAATATAAAATTTGGTCGATGGATATCTTTTTCTCAGAGATGATTCCAATGAATAGAGTTGTTGTGGTTTCAGTCGATGAATATGGTAATTTAAATGGAGATGTGCCAAGTAGATCAGTATCATCATTTATCATATAGTATGCACTATATGTAGTGTCAGTATGCAAAAGTGAAGTTTACCCCTATAAAACTAGGTATATTCTAGAATTAGAGTGTAGAACATATCTCTTTGATAAGGAGGTGGGCATTATTAATTTTAAGAACGTAAATGTTCGCTATTAAAAGACTTCACTTTAACATTCCCGGTAAGACTGGGGAACATGGAGTTATCATGACTGCATACGCATTGAAAGTTTTAAACTTAGAAAAGTCAACTTTAACTAATGAAAAGGATGAGAAACTGTTTTGTAAAAAACATAATTGTGATAAGGTTTTTGAAAAAAATAGATTTGTCTGCAAAAGTTGTAGATCTGAAAAAGCAAAAGAGTATTATCAAAAAAATAAATTAAAAATAAATGAAAAACATTCAGAGTATGTAAAGAAGAATAGAGAAGAGGTTAAGAGATATAAGAGCGATTACTATTATTCTAATAAAGAAGAAATTTCAAGAAAAAAATCTATTTATTATCAAGAAAACAAGTCTTCTTTAAAAGAAAAAAATACTGAATATGTAAATGATAATTATGAGAAAATTAAAGAATATAAGCGTTTGTGGTTTCAAGATAACAAGAAAAAAATAAACTCTAAAAGAGTAGAGAAATATAATAATGATACTTCTTTTAGAATTAGGGATATAGTTAGTAAATCAATTAGACAAGGTTTAAAATTAGTTGGTTGTACTAAGAATGACGAGTCTTGTGGTAAATATCTTGATTATACTTTTAATGAGTTAAAAAATCATCTAGAAAGTAAATTTGAGTCGTGGATGACTTGGGATAACCATGGTGTTTACAGGGTAGAAACATGGGATGATAATGATGTTTATACATGGACTTGGCAAATAGACCATATAATTCCTCAGAGTGATCTTCTATATTCTTCAATGGAAGATGAAAATTTTAAGAAGTGTTGGAGTCTTAATAATTTAAGACCATTGTCTGCAAAGCAGAATTTATTTGATGGTCTTACTAAAGTTAGACATACCTGTGGGGGGTCTAATGATTAAGCAAAATAAAAATAACCAAGATGACTATTATGATAATATACCTATTTGTATTACTGACATTATAACAATTTGTAGAGAGTATACCAAATTGAATTGGCAGATCCAAAATCAGATGGAAGATATTTTGGAGGTAGGTGTTGATGAAGCTATTGAGAATGGTTCAGTATCTAAAGCATCATTGCCATATATTAAAAACTTTTTGAAAAGAATATGTGATAACGCATATTTTGGTGATGCGGTTGACCAAGCAAATGATTGTATAGAATTAATCCGTCAGTATGAAGATAGACATAAGATAACATCCATATCTAGATTTAATTAACATTTATTGTTAAGTTTTTGGGGCGGCATTTAGCCGCCTTTTCTTTTTATATGAAGTGCAAGTTTTGTAATGAGATGTGTGTAGAGTCTTTTTATACAGAGATTTCACTAGATAAAACTTTTTATTGTGGTAATCATGATAAAATGATTATTATGTTTTGGGATAATCCAACTTTCTCAGACCTTACTTTTTTTGTTGATGAATATGAATTTTCATGTACAACTACTACAGAGGGAAGTTATACTGTTTTACATAGGCATAACGTAGAAAGTACTCCAACATATAAAGTATATAATGGCATACCATTAGATGATTTGTTACATAAATCATTAGGATTTGAGCTACATAAAAACCTACCAAAACAAGTGGCTTTAGTTGATTACGATTTAAATCTGACACCAGATAATGTAAGATATTATATTAAGAAACTCTTAAAGATAAGTGTATTTTCATGAAGATTATAACTAAAGTAGTAGAAGTTGATGATATTGATTATATAATTCAATCAGAGTGTGATGAAGTTAATTTGTGGATACGAGTATTTGTTTATACTAATTCCGATAACTTTTCATTTAAAGATGAAGTTTTTAATAGAGATATTATTGTTGATTTAGAAAAAGACTCTGTTAAAATAGAGTGGTTTGATTGTGATAATAATATTGTTATCTTTGGTAAATTAAGAGAGGAAGTAAATTCTGTAGCAGAAGACACTTTTAAGTTACTTAAAAAGGTAAACAAGATGAAGGCATTTCTATGATACTTCCTGAAATATATGGCATTGAAGATTTGTATTCTTCAATAGAAATGGATGATGCAATATATAATTTTGGTATGTGTGATATGGGAGCAACTATAGTATTATGGCTGACAAAAGAAATGAAATCAAATGGTGCGAGCCGTAATTTCGTTTATCTTATAGAGAATGGAAAAATACTATGGGGTGAATTAAGATATAAACCACCTCCAAATGTTATTGATGCTTGCAACCAATTGGCTAAATTGATTGTGTTTTTGTGATTTTAATTCAATGTACTCATTCTATGAAAAGATAGATTTATCTAGAATTACCATAGGATCTATTATCTGTTGCCCGGTAATGCATACTTTCAAATACATACCTCAGATACCAAATCACTTATCATATTGTAAAAGAGCGATTGAAAGATATAGGACGTTGGGATATGATGAAGATCGTATCCATAGAATAATGGATGATTATCTTCAAGTTGGAAATTATTGGGAATTCGTGGGCAAATTAGGCGCACCCGAATGGTTGGTCGGTAAAAAACCAGATTAACCGGATGATATATTCTGTCTCATAGGAGATTTTAATTATGATACTAGGAGTTATCGACGGTTATTTTCATAGAATACCAGAAAGTTATGATCATCAATATTATTGTGAATCAAATAATGTTTTATATGAGTTCAGTATATTGAAATCAAGAAGTTTTTTTGATATTAATATACCTTTAATGGATGGATATGGTTTTAGTTATAGCAACCAAGAAGTATTAGATCATAAATATCTTATAGAACTTCACGGATTTAATGGTGATTATCTTTCAATAAAAGATACTCAAATAAACGAATCGCCTTTATTACCTGGAGGTTTAAAAAGACATCTTAATAAATTCATAAAAAACATAGCATTCGTATAAGGAAACATTATAATGAGATTAGTTCATCAACGCCATAATAATGGTTGCGTATCTGCTTGTTTAGCAATGATTACTGGTTGCAGCTACAATTCCATATTTAGATGGGTTTATGGAGAGGAAAAGCAAAGAGAATATCCTGGTTTAAATTTTGAATATATAATGAGGCTAGTTGAGGAATTAGGTATTAGTGCAAAGATTTCATTTAATGTAGATAGATTTAAATCATTGAAGAACAACGCGATTATTGTTGTTGATTATGGAGAGAAGCCTGGTGATGCATTTTACTATAGGCATTCTAGACATGCTGTTGTTTGGGATAGTTCTAGTAAGAAAATTCTAGATCCATATCCTACTAACAAGAGGCACTTTAAGATAACCAAGAAATTTTGTGTAGATAATTTCTCTTTTCTTATAGAGTTTTGATATGAATAATGAATGTAATCATGGGCATCCTAAAAAATTTTGCAGCTTATGTTCTGTTGAAAAAATAATCTCATCTTTAAGTCAAGATAAAGATGAGGAGTTATTAAAAATTCTTAATAGTTATAGAAATGATCTTATCTATAAAGAAGATAGAAATAAGAAGTTTAGGAATTTAAATCTATTTCTTGGCGATATTGATCTTAAATTATATGTTATCAAATCTTTAAGGTCTATGGCTGATGAATTAGAGAAAAAGGATAGGTTGTACGTTATGTTTGCCGAACTTCCTGAGAGAGAGCCCCCTGCAAAAGGATCTACGATGGATTATATTGAAGTTATGGTTTCATATCTGTGGGGAGGATAAATGATAAGTCCATGGCAGATTTACGATAATGAATTAGGAAGATATTCATTTAAGTTTAATAAAATTGCTGGTAAATTATATATAGATATTTCTTTTTCCAATAAAAAAATTTCTGGTGTACGAAATTGGGTTCATTCAGTAAAAGATAATAAAATTGTTCCAAGACAAGATAAATTTTTTATACCATTAACTCAGGATGTTCAAGATTATATTAACAGATTTATAAGGCTTAAGGCATTTCTATGAATTACATTATTGGCTGTGATGAGGTTGGGTGTATTAATGATATGGGGCATGGTAATATAACAATATACTATGTATGATAAGTGGGATTTTAGATGGATATTGCCAATGTGGATGCGGAGAATTAACCTCTATTTATAGGGGAAATCCAAGAAGATTTATTGCTGGGCACCAAGCTAGAGGTGCGTGTAATCCTCGTTTTGGAGTAAAATTAACAGAAGATATAAAACAAAAAATATCTACTGCTAATAAAGGAAAGCATGTTGGTGAAAATAATCCATTTTATGGTAAACATCATTCTGAAGAATCAAAAAAGATAATGTCACTTAAAGGTAAAGGAATTGCTAAAACTCCTAGACGAGGTGTATATAAATTATGTGTGGTGTGTGATAAAATTATTTATATTCCACAATCTAAAAAAGATAAAATAATTTATTGTAGTAATGAATGTAAAAATTATGATTATAAAACCAGATTTTCTAGTGAAGATAATCCATTTTATGGAAAACATCATTCCGAAGAGACTAAAGAAAAATTAAGAAAAGCATCTACAATACAAAGAGCCAAACAATTTGTACTGCCTTCTAAACCAGAAAAGCAAATTCATGATGAGCTTTTGAAAGAAAATATTGAATTTGAAACAGAGAAACTAATAAATGACAAGTTTTGTGTAGATATATTTATACCTAAATATAATCTTATTATATATATAGATGGTTGTTATTGGCACGCTTGTCCAATTCATTGCCCCAATGCTAAGAAACCAAATACTGATAATGCCAGAATTCCTTACCTCACTAAATGTGGATATAATGTAGAGATATTATGGGAACATGATATTAAAGCTGGCTCTGAAAGGTTAATAAAAAATATATGCAACAAATACAATGCACAGACTTAAAACTAATAATAGGAGCGGACGAGGTTGGAACCGGATGTTTAGCAGGTCCACTTATAGTATGTGCGGTAAAAGCACCAGTTTCTTGGTCGATGGAAGGTCTTAAGGACTCAAAAAAACTGACATCAAAGAAAAGAGAAGAACTTAATTTAAAGTTAAGATCTGATAAAGCAATTAAGTTTTGTATTGCGTCAAGATCAAACGAAGAAATTGATAAATATGGTCTTGGTGTAATGCATAAATCGGCGTTCATCGAGACATTCCACAACCTATACTCGGATGATTGTTTTATAATTGTAGATGGAGTTTTAAAATTTGACGGGCTAGGCGTCGATGCTTATGATATCAGGAGCGAGGTGAAAGCCGACGATAAGTATCCTGTTGTAATGGCAGCTAGTATAGTTGCAAAAACATTTAGGGATAATTTAATGCATGACTATCATAAAAAGTATCCTCATTATGGATGGAACTCGAATGTTGGATACGGAGCAAAAATCCATATTCAAGGAATCATTGATCATGGATATTCTCCATTACATAGGAGAAGTTATAAGATAAAATCATTGCAATAAAATCATATTGATATATGAATAAGCATCTTCTAAAACAAATAGTGAAAAAAGCCAATGATTTTGTCAAATTAGCTGACAATATAGATGTGAAACATTTTGTTAGTTATTTTAATAATATTCTAAATTTGAATGTTTCAGATGATGATGTTTATGGTTGGTTTTCCCAAAATGGATCGTGGATACATAATTCCAAGTTCTATATTATTTCCGGAACTCTTAGGCAAGAGTTTGATGATTATTATGGAGTAATATCTAAAGACAAGCCAGATATTAGTGGAGATGATACTTTAATTAGGGAAATTGTTCTTCAGGGATATGGTTCAATACCTCAGTTATATTATTCTATAGCGGAGTATGGAGAATATGGTGCTTCAGAAAAAACAGAATCTTTTATTGAGAAAGATAAAGATCAAGTAGTTGCCCATAATTATTTCATTTATCAAGCATTAAATTCACTTACTTATACTAAGGATATTGAAGATGTAAGTTTTTTTATAAAAGAGAACATTAGTAGGATAAATGATCTAAAGAAATTTTTCACAGAAAATCCAAAGTTATTAGGAAGAGGAGCGGAAGGTGTTGCTTTTTCTATATCTAAAGATAAGGTAATTATGCTATAAATTTGTTTAAGAATGAAAAGTTCAATAGGGCAAAACAAAGTATTAGAAAAATTCTTCTAAGAATTATGAATGAAATGCCAACTGAAGGATATAGTAGTTCACAGTTGCCTGGTGATAATAAATTGGCAAAAGATTGGATACCTAAATATGTTGAAGAATTCCTAACCAAATTTGTTTCTGGAAGAAGAGATTTGCACATGGGAAATCTAGGCATAAATAATAATGGAGAAGTAAGGTATTTTGATCCTCATTATGGTGAGGGTGCTTATGATTCAGAATGGATGCAAAATACTTTGTTTGTGAATTAAGACCCACTGTAGTCATCTGGTGATGGCAGTCGTTTCATAAGCGATACAAGGTCCGGTTCGATTCCGATCGGTGGGACCAATATCGGCTATTAGTTAAATGGTATAACGATTCGTTTACGCCGAATTATTGGGAGTTCAATTCTCTCATAGCCGACCATATGTACTGTTAGTGTAGAGGTTGCACGCTATCCTGACTAGATAGAAGTGGTCAGTTCGATCCTGACACGGTACACCAATTATTTTTTATTTACTTGCTTATTTACAATTAGTATTTCATATTCGCAATCATAATACGACATTATTTGCTCAACAATATATTTCTCAAAAAAAGCCTCATTATCAATATGTAAGATGATCTTGTCATCTTTTAGTGCTGCTTTTACAAACCAATTGTTATACTTGAATCTAAAATTAATCTCATTGATAATTTTTTTATAATCCATATCATATATACAAAATTATGTTTAAGTCAACTGCAATTTACCCTAATAGATTAGAAGATAAAGATAATGTTGAGCGTTTGCTCTTGTTATCAGAAGAAGGTAATAGAATTACAAAATTCTATTCTATTGATGGAAATCTTTTATTTGAAGGATATGAAAGAGTAGTTTATGGAGATCATGGACCATATGTAGAGTTTGATCTTCAGAATATTCGGTGTAAGTTAACATCTAAGTTTGGAAACTATATTGACTATAATAATATGCCGGGAAATCCTGATTACTATTATTATTGGTTGCATCCAGTAACTAATCCTGAGATGAAAATTTATTTACAAGTAAAACCTGTTAGTGATAAACCTGATGCTCCAGTAAGAAATGATGGAAAGCCATCTAAGTTTAATAGAGAAGAAGGTTATGCAGACTATAAACGTGGATTCTTTTATGTAGACCCCTATTCGATGAAGGTGGAAAATGAAAATACCAAGTGATAAAAAATTAGTTACATTACATTGTTATATTCCACAAGATGATTGTATTCCATTGTTAGATTTTTTAAAAAAAGAATTACCAAGAGATGTTGGTTTAAAAGATGTAGTATTGACTGAAACATATCATCCATCATCTGAATATTGTCCTGATGGATGGTCTGGTTATACTGAGCTGCATATAGGATATCTAGTTTCAAAAGACTCTTATGAAAAAGAAGTTTTGAAAGAGAAAATTAAAGAAGAACAAGAAGAGTTAGAAGAGTTAGAAAAGAAGATAGAGAAAAAGAAATCTAAACTAGAAAAGATGCGCAAAATGCAATGAAATCTAAAGATGAATTATATAATGGTGTAAAGATTGATATTAAGAAAGTCAATAACAAATGTTTTTGTCGTGGAGATTGCGGACCAACTCATGGTCATAGAAAGCTTAATCATGGCGAGACTATATTGAGAATTAGGGTATATGGAACTAGTGGTTGGACTGCTGCTCTTTATTGTAAAAAATGTATGCCTGCAATTTTAGATTTGTTTCGAAAATGTTTAGATGAATATTCTGATATATAGCTTACAGATAAGCGGGTATGGTATAGAGGTTGTGCCTTAGACTTCCAATCTAAAGAGAGGGATTCAAGTTCCCTTACCCGCTCCAAGACGAATGTAGATAGGATTACATTGGATAATTCTTTGTTTTTTAATAAAGATAGAAGGTTCAAGCCCTTCAACCGTTCGCGGTATAAAAAATCTTATCATTTTTAGTCGTCTAATATGCGAATGTAGCTCAATGGTAGAGTGCAACCTTGCCATGGTTGATGTTGTGAGTTCGAACCTCATCATTCGCTCCAGGTAATAATTATACATTCATTTATGAATAAAGTAGCAGAATTAGCAAATTATTTAGCGAAGAAGTACGCAAACAAACCTTCAAAAGGCAAGAGAACTTGTGTTTGTGAAAACGATGCTTGTGAAGTTATGGGCATGCACGATCCAGGTAAATGTAAGGGACAAATGTTTTCTGGCAATTTTGCCTGCCCTACTGGATATATTTGCGATGAGTGTGCTATGTATTTTCCAAAACAATATTTAACATCTGGTCTTCCGCCGGAAGAGGAAGAGGAAGAAGTAGAAGAAGATGTTAGCGACTGTTTTGATTTTCTAATGGAAGAATGATATATTCTTCTGTATGAAGACTAAAAACATATTAATTGGTTGTGATGATTTAATTATTGGAACAATTCAATCGCTAGCTTTAACTTATAAATTGTATGAAGATTTTTTTCCAATAATGTCTGGCGGAAGAGTTATATTTGATAGGGAAAAATTAGCTGAGAGCCAAGCTTTCAATAAGGGGATAGTAGGTCCGTCTTATCAAAATAAAGTACTTAAGATTATAATTACTACGATTGATAGTGATGATCCTTCTCTTAATGAAGAGATTATTTATCCTAATATATTGTTAATTAAAAATGATCATTATATTTATTCTATCAAAGATTATCTCATAATTGATGAATTGCATTTTGCAATTACTGGAAGTGAATAACAAAAGAGGTGTAAGTTGGGCTGTGATATTCATGAAAACGTAGAATATATTCGTGGAAATAAATGGGTGGCGGTTTCTAATAAGAAAGGTCCACCTTGCTATTTTTGTAATGGTTCTGGAAAAGAAAAGAACAAAGATAAGAGAGATTGTTATTTCTGTAAAGGTTCTGGCAAAAAATGGTACATTGGAAGAAATTATATGCTTTTTGGAATCTTAGCAGGTGTAAGATGGAATGATACAAATCATATTCCTCCAAAAGGATTGCCTCCAGATGTTTCTAAGACAGTTAAAAATGGGTATTATGAGGGAGATGACCATTCAGCTTCTTATTTTTCTCTTAAAGAATTGTTTGAATTAAAAGAAAAAGTTCAAGTTATCACTAGCTATGTTGATATGGAAAATTATATCAAGTTCAAAAAAGAAGGGCTACCTAAATATTGGGATGATAATATTTGCCGTAGAGATAAATTGATTTCCAATGAAGAAATGGAAAGAAGAATAAATCTAGTTCCTTTCTGGGATGGCGAACGTTTTTTTACTCAGATAGTTTGGGAGCTAAAGAATTCTAAAATTGATAGTCATTTTTGGAGTGTTTTCGTTCCAGCAATGGAGAAATTGCACAAAGACCCAGAAAAAGTTAGGTTTGTATTCTGGTTCGATAATTAATAAATTGCGATGGCTTGACTGCCGCGTTATAAGAATTACCTTCCTTTTAAGGAGATAGTTATGTCAAAAACAGATATGATAAGAGACTTGCGAGCTTTAACTCAAGCTGGATTAAAAGACTGTAAAGATGCCCTTGAAGAATGTGGATGGGATCTTAATAATGCAATTGATCTTATTAAGAAGAAGGGGCAAAATGTTGTTTCTGGAAGTAAGATTGCTGCAGAAGGCATTGTTCGCGCAATGCATTTTGGAAGTGATAAAGTTGCTGGTATGGTTGAAGTAAATTGTGTAACTGATTTTGTTGCCAGGATGCCTGAAATGAAATCAATTGCTGACAAATGTCTTTTATCTTTGTATCAACATATTTTAGTTGATAATCCTACGTGGAGTGTTACTCCAGAGATTGATTCAGAAAGAAAAGAACTTCTATCTAAAACGAAAGAAAATATAGAAGTACGTCGTTGGTGGGTAGAACAATTTGTTGGTAAACATGGTAAAGTATTTATCTATGTTCATCCAAATAATGAAGAAGGAAAGATTGGTGTTTTGTTATCTCTATCAGCCTCTTCTGAGGAAGTAGCCGAGAGTGATAAGTTTAGTGAATTGGGTGAGCAATTGGCAATGCAGGTGGCGGCAATGAGACCATTGGCTGTTGAGCCTTGTAAATTAGATCCTAATATTATTGCAAGACAAAATGCAATCTTTGAAGCTCAAATTGATGAAATGAAAAAGCCAGAAGAGGCTAAAAATAGAATCATGGAAGGTAAAAAGAGTAAATGGTATAAAGAAGTTTGTTTATTAGATCAGCAGTCTGTTGTATATCCAAAGATTTCTGTTTCAAGAGCAATTGAAAGTGTTTCAAAAGATCTTAATGGGAGTATTGAGGTTATTAATTTTGTTCGCTGTGAGGTTGGTGAAGGTATAGAAATTCAATCAGAAGACTTTGCTGATGAAGTAAACAAAATGGCTGGTGTATTATGACGAAACAAGATCTAATTAAAAAGATGAAAGATTGTATTGGTGAGAAAGAACCAATTGAATTCTTCCATCATATGGTTGATGCTTTCGAGGAATTGTTTAAAAATCTAGATTCCTTGAATAAGGAGGTTCGAGATCTCAAAACAAGAAGCACATTGTCTATTCAATGGGAGCCTAAGGTTGCATCAAATATGTTATCAGACAAAATCTCTGAAATGAGAGATAATGATTTGTATACTTCTGAGTACTCATCCTTAAAAAAAGCATACGTTGAAGATAGAGTAACTCAAAACTACCATGATTTCTGCGAGTTTTGGGTTGATATATTAGGATATCATCCATTTTTAGACTACTAATAATTATGCATTATCCCGGAAGATAATACCGGGGTGGTGTAAAGGTATCACGAATTCCTCCGAAGAATTAGATTTGGGTTCGAATCCCAACCACGGCGCAAAGTTATAATGAAATTAAGATATGATTTTGGTAAGAATCTAAATCTTTCTGAATTTAAAAGCAGATTTTATACCTATTTGGGCGAAGATATCTCATATACTATTTTTTTACATGATTTTAGAATTGATATCAATCCAAGTATAAATAAAGAGCTTTTGTATATTAATGTTTACAGTATTGTTAGAGATCTTGAAGAAGACATAACATTTGCACAGATAATTTGTCCTCAGCATGATAAGAGACTTGAAACATTGGATATAATAAAAAAGATGTTTCCAGATAACGGAAGTTATTATGGAGAGTTTGATTTAATAAATAAAAACAAATATGAAGTTGTAAAAGATGTTTGCGATTTAATTAATATTTTGCATAGAGTTTCGAATTTAAAGGTTTTCTTATGAAATCGATAGGTAAGTTGGTATATAGCCCGAGGACGCATCTAGCTTCGAGCGAAAGGTGGCTTGTTGTCATGTGTGATGATGAGTTATCAAAATATTACCGTTCTTTGTTTTATATGGAGTACCCTTGGCTTGGTAAATTATCAAGACCTGTTTGGGGAACACATATCAGCGTAATAAGGGGCGAGAAAATACCAAATCATAATCTATGGAAAATGGATGAGGGGAAGATAATAAAATTTGAATATGAGCCTGGTGTAATAGATAATGGAGAATATTATTGGTTGAAAGTAAAATGTGATTATCTCTCAGAATTGAGAGAAAAATATGGTCTATCAGGGCGCCCTAAATTCGGATTTCATCTTACAATAGGGAGAACTACACAATGAATTTTAATTTATATCTGATCCGTCATGGTCAATCTGTGATAAATGAAGATGAGGATGCGGCGGGTCAAAATTCTAAGACTCCTTTATCTAAGTTAGGTGAAGAGCAAGCAAAACTTGTTGGCAATTATCTTAGTAAATTACATTTTGAGAATAAGTTAAATTTGGAATTAGTTTATTCTTCTACTGATCTTAGAGCTTGGAAAACCGCCAAGCTTGCTCTTGGAGACTATGTTCCGATTACTACTGCTCCAGAGTTGAGAGAAAAAGAGTCTGGAGATTGGTTGGCTAAAAAGAAAAGTGAAGTTATTACTACTGATGTAAAACTTCAGATGGGATATCTTGGGGGGTCATTCATGATCCCTGGTGGAGAATCAAACAACATGGTTGAAAGACGTGTTGTTGGTTGGTTTGAGAAAAATTTCTTATGTAACGATATCTTTGTTTCTTTTGCTGAAAGAGCAATGCCTGATATCATAATATTTTCTCATGGTGTTGCAATAAGATCATTCTTGCACAATATTATGGGGTTTGATCAGAATTTCTTATGGAAGATAGATATAGATAATACATCTATAACAAAACTTAATTTCAGCCGAGTTGGTTGGAGATTAAATTATCTTAATGAGACTTCACATTTGAAGTATAAAATTTAAAATGAAAGGTTAATTACAATGAGTGTTCCTACTGTTTTGAGAGATAAAGTTTGTGTTAAATTGAATGAAGTTGAAGAAAAAAGCTCAGGTGGATTATATATCCCAACAACAGTTGACCAAGATGTTGTAGAGGGTACGGTAGTTTCTGTTGGTAATGGACATCTTTTAAGTTCAGGAAAATTTTCTCCATTGACATTGAAAGAAGGAGATGTTGTGTCTTTTAAAAAATCTTCTTCTACATTAGTTTCTATTAAGGGAGAGAAATTTTTTGTAATGCATGAAGCAGATGTAGTTTGCAAACATTGATTTAAAATCTTGGTCGGAAAGGATTCGTTATGAAATCGTATCCGACAATAACAAAAAATCTTAGAGAAGATATTTATATTTACGCTTTTGACAAATTAGATGGAAATAATATAAGAGCTGAATGGAATAAAAAACAAGGTTTTTATAAATTTGGTAGTAGAAATCAGCTCATTGATGAAACAAGTGATCTTGGTGGATCAATATCTCTCATTAAAGAAAAATATGAGGAAGATCTATCAAGAATTTTTGTTAAACAGAAATGGGCGAGTATTGTTTGCTTCTTCGAATATTATGGACCAAATTCTTTCGCAGGACATCATATTGATAAAGATTTAACAATAACATTAATTGATGTTAATCCTTATAAAGAAGGCATATTACAACCAGCTAAATTCATTGAATTATTCAAGTACGTTGATACTCCTAAGGTTCTTTTCGAAGGTCATATAACTACAGACTTTGTTGATAAAGTAAAATCTTCAAATATGAAGGGTATGACTTTTGAAGGGTGCGTATGTAAAGGTACCGAGAAAAATAGGATTATCATGTTCAAAATAAAATCAAATGCGTGGCTTGAAAAATTAATGGCTTACTGCCAAGGAAATGTTAGCCTTTTTAATAAGCTGGCATGATAAAAAACACAAGGTTTGATAAAAAACGATAACATCTATGAAATTTATGATATATCTTTTGTAAGGGTTAGGTTACGGAGGAAAAGATGTTAAATCCATACAGTTTAGAAGTTGTAAGTGCTCATAAATCTTTTAGAAATAAATCATTGCGTAAGTACGCGATTGATGGTGTAGATACGGTTGGAGCCTGGGGAGATGAGCCTTTCGAGATTAAGTTTAGAAACAACACTAAAAATAAAATTCAGGTTAAAGTTTCTGTTGATGGAACAGATGTTTTAACAGGGAAGCCAGCGGATACAGAAGTATCAAATAATATGTGGGTAGTTCAAGGTCACAGTGATTTGAATTTGAAGGCTTGGCCAGAAACCAAAAATGGCGGAGCACAATTTGTTTTTACTCATGCAGACAAAAGTGTTGCATTAAATACACACGGAGATATGTCCAGTAAGGGCATTATTGCTGTTGCAGTATACGAAGAGGGTCATAAAAAAGAGCCTGATGTACATCATCATTATCACTGGTATTACGATTATTCTTTAGGAGAAACAAATAGTGGATGGAAAGGTAGTTTAAGGACAAAGAGCTTTACTAGAGGTATTAATACGAATGATGTTAGAGTGAGTAGTTGTAATTCTACTGATAGCTTATCATTCAGTGATGATGCTGCTGTTGGTGCAGGAAGTTTTGTTGATCAAAAAATTACATATGTGACTGGATTGATAGAGCCAAAACTTTCTGAGATTGTAAAAGTAAGATATGTTTGGTGGGATGATCTCAAGCAAACATTAGAGGCGAGTGGTTATTCTCAGTCTGTTCCTAGTGGTTTTCCTGGTGATAAAAAGCTTATTGACTTAGATGGTGTTCCTAAAGTAGATACATCTGGTAATCATGTTAAGCATGGTTTCAGAAGGGTTGAAGAGAGTTTCTCTAGATTCTGATTGATTTATAAAAGCTTAAAGGGTGAAATGGCGGCTATGGTCGCCATTTTCATTTTGGTGATAAAATGAGTTATGTAGAAGGAAATATTCCCGAAAAGATAGTTTATGTATATTCTTCATTGGAGGAAGTCACAATTGGATGCGGTTGGGAGTCTCAACAACAAAAGATAGATGTTTATCCTTCATTTATAGTTGATGCATCAAAAACAAATACAATGAAGACAGCTGAGACTTGGGCTACTAGGCGTACTCACTACAGTAATGCTAAAAAGGCTATAGGTCTAACAAAAGATGAGAAAGATAATAAGCCAATCAAAAATCTTAGACTTATAAGGTTGGATATTAGATCTGAAGGTGGAAGAGCATATAAAGTGGTGATTGATGGAAAATACTATGCAGATCTTAGAGAAGATGTTTTGGTGGATGTTCTTCTTAGAGAGAAAGTAGATAATGGAATATTAAGCGGAGAGTATATTTGGGCTAGGCATGGAACTCAGATGAAGTTAGTTAGAGTCGGATCAGATTTGCATTCTGCTCTTATTGCATCTACCAATAGAGATAAACTAGGGAAGATTTCTAATGATAAATTTGAAGTTGGAGGTGTTTATGCCACCAAAAGAGGTGATACTGCTGTGTTCCTTGGATATGTATCAACTACACGAATATATTTTGATGAAAACTCTCAAACCGTAAAAAATACAAAAATTAGAAAAGGTATGTTGTTTTATGAGTTTGGATACCATGGAGAAGATATTCCAAAAGAGTTTACAACAACTGGTACACGATGGCAAAATACTATAGATCGAAGTCCTCTCGATTTTACTATTCGAGTTAACCATGTTTTTAGAGAGAAGATAACTAATATACCAATCAAGTTTGATGTAATTAAATGGGTAAGAGAAGGTAGCAGGCGAATTATCAAAGAAAGTATTTGCGACCTTAATAAAAAAGGATCAAGAAATACAGTAAGAGATATCTATTGCCGCTTTGAACTTACATCAGAGCTATCAAATATGTATGAATTTGGATCAAAACCAATTGATGTTTTTGATATAAAAAAACTCCTCATATTTTTATGAGGGGTTGACGCCCAATTTTAAAAAATTAAGTTAAGGTTGTCAGGCGTGGAAACCTGCGGATAATCTGATATAGATTATACAGGAAGCTCTCAGAGAGAGGGCTATTAATTTAAACACGGAGAGTGTAATGAAAAAGTATGATTATACAATTTTGATTGGCAGATTTCAACCGTTCCACAATGCGCACCATGCGCTTTTGAAGGAAGCTTTGCGTCTTGGTGAAGAGGTTGTAGTTGTTGTTGGTAGTGCTAGGGTTGCAAGGAGTATTAAGAACCCTTGGTCTGCTGAAGACAGAATAAACATGATCAAGTCGACCATGTCACAAGAGGAATTGGACAGAACTTATTTTGTTGAACTTGGTGACTACTTGTATAACGATACAATTTGGGTTACAGATCTTCAACAGAAAATTTATAATGTAGCTGGTGATAGTGATAAGGTTGCTATTGTTGGTCATCAATATGATCGCAGTTCATATTACTTAGATCTATTCCCGCAATGGGACTTTGTTAATGTTCCTCATATGGATGAACACCCTCATGCTACAGAAATTAGAATGATGTACTTTACTGGCAACTATGAATATGCTAAGCATCTTCCAGTAAATGTTGCAAGCCAATTAGATTTCGAGAGTAGAGGATCTCAATATGATGATTTCCAGAAAGAACTTCAGTATCTATTGAAGTATGCCCAGTCTTGGGAGAAAGCGCCTTTCCCTCCAACATTTGTGACAGTTGATGCTGTTGTTGTCAAGAGCGGACATGTCTTGGTTGTTAGGAGAAAGGGTTATCCTGGTAAAGGGCTTATTGCACTCCCTGGTGGCTTCCTTAAGAGCACAGAATTCATTCGTGATGGTGCTGTTAGAGAGCTAAAAGAAGAGACTGGAATCAAAGTTCCTAAGGCAGAGTTGTTTAATTCAATAATTGATCAAAGAGTCTTTGATCATCCAGAAAGATCATTAAGAGGTAGGACAATTACTCATGCATACCTTATGGATCTGAAGTCTGGTCCGTTGCCAAGAGTAAAGGGCGCAGACGATGCAGACAAAGCATGGTGGATGCCATTGAATGAGTTGTTTGCAAGAGAGTCAGAGTTCTTTGAGGATCACTGGCATATCGTTAATTACTTTGTTAACAGGTTTTGATAGTTAGGTTTTAATAAGACTTCTCGGAGAGAGAAGCGGTACAACATACGGAGAGTATAAAATGGTACGAGAAATGAATTTCATATTAGATACAGATAGCTACAAGGCATCACATTATCTACAATACCCACCAAAAACTACATCTATGTTTTCATACGTAGAATCTCGCGGTGGGAAATATCCAGAAACAGTTTTCTTTGGTCTTCAATATTTCCTTAAGGAATATTTAACTCACAGGGTTACTAAGGCTGAAGTAGAAGAGGCAAAAGAGTTTTTCGAAGCTCATGGTGAGCCATTTAACTATGAAGGTTGGATGTATATTGCCAAAGAGCTAAAGGGGAAACTTCCTGTAAGGATTAGAGCAGTCCCAGAAGGTTCTGTAATTCCAACCCATAATGTATTGGTAACCATAGAATCAATTGACCCTAAAGCATTTTGGATTGTTTCTTGGTTAGAAACTGCATTGATGAGATATGTATGGTATCCAACAACTGTAGCAACTAGAAGCTATACAATCAGAAAAATCATTTATGAAGCATTGATGAAGTCATCTATTGACCCTGATGTAGAGATTGGGTTTAAACTTCATGATTTTGGTTCTCGTGGAGTTTCAAGCAGAGAGTCTGCTATGATTGGTGGTGCTGCTCATTTGGTTAATTTCCTTGGAAGTGATACTGTTGCTGGTGTCTACTGTGCCAATAAGTATTACGATTGTAAAATGGCAGGATTTAGCATTCCTGCTGCTGAACACAGTTCAATTACTTCATGGGGTAAAGATTATGAAGTTGATGCGTACAGAAATATGCTAAAGCAATTTGCAAAGCCTGGTGCATTGGTGGCGGTCGTATCCGATTCTTATAATTTGTGGGACGCCTGCTCGAAGCTATGGGGCGAAGAGTTGAAGCAGGAAGTTATAGATTCCGGTGCCACAGTTATTATTCGTCCTGACTCCGGTCACCCACCAACAGTTGTTCTTGAGACGGCAAGGTTGCTGGAAGAAAAATTTGGAAGCACAATTAATGCTAAAGGATATAAGGTTCTCAATACTGTGCGCATTATTCAAGGAGACGGTATTAATGAAGATTCAATTAAAGAAATCCTTGATAATTTATTGAATAATGGGTATAGTGCAACGAATATTGCATTTGGAATGGGCGGAGGATTACTTCAGCAATTGGATAGGGACACATTGCGATTTGCTATGAAGTGTTCTTATATCGTTGTTGATGGAGAAGGTGTTGAGGTGTTTAAGGATCCTTACACTGATGCAGGAAAGAAGAGTAAGAAGGGAAGGCTTGATCTTGTAAAGAAGTTTGGAAATTATGAGACAATCAAGTTGAATGGAATTAGTGCTCATATTCTTTCTGAGATGAGAACTGTATATGAGAATGGTGATATTCTTGTTGAGGATTCTTTTGATCAAATTCGTTCTAGGGTAAAGTGATGGATATTTTTGGCAAACAAATTCGCATAAGAGATTATGTTTGTTCTCCAACTGGAGGCTTTCATTGTCACAATACTAAAGTGAATTTTTATGTTTGTGCAAGCTCTTTTTGCCCAGCTAAATGTCCCTTTTGTCCAGGTTTTAAAACGAGAAACAAATTCGACCTTAACAAGTTTAGAGAAGCGTTATCAGAACTACATGGCAAAAGTGTGATAAATAGAATTGGAATTACTGGTGGAGAGCCACTTACTGATCTAAATAGACTGAATGAGATTTTGATGACTATTAATGATGTTTGTGGTTCTGGCACCTATCACATTTCAATTAACACCAATGGAACAAACCTTTCTTCTCTCAGAAAAACTGACTCATTTTCTTTTGTGAATGATGTTCATATTTCAAGGCATTCAGTAAATGATGCTGAAAATAACAGGATTTTTGGAATAAGAACACCAACAGTATCACAGATTAAAAGAGAGTGTAAATTGTCAAAAGATGTATTTAGTTTATCCTGCAATTTAATGAAGGGGTATATTGATTCACCTCAAAGGGTACGAGAGTATTTAGATATGGCAATTGATGTTGGGGCATATCAAGTTGGGTTTGTTTCATTGATGGAGAAGACAGATATTTGCAAAGAGTTGTTTATTGATTATGAAGATATAACATCTGAATTATATGTAAGGGACGGCTTTTTATTTGAAGATTTATCAAAAGATAAAAAATCATGCAAATGTGAGAATTTTCTTTATATGAATGAAAATGGTGAAATTCATTTTTATTTAAGAAGGGTTCTTGGTGGGAAACAAGATTGCGTAAAGGCTTTTGTTTACAATCAGGACAATAACTTGATTACTAATTTTGGTAAGGATATGGTGTTGCTATGAATGACATAATGAAGAGATTACTTGAAAAGATTTCAGTTAAAGATCTTTTTGATGAAGTGAAGGGTGATGATAAGTTGATTTATAATCTGGGAATGACTTATTTCCAGTCCAATAGAAAAGTTTTCATTAAAACTGTAATTGCGCTTTTTAATGAAATTGTTAATGGGGATGATGAGTCTTTAAAAAAGAAACTTAAAGAATATATTATTGAGATGGATGAGGATCTTGAGTTTTCCATAAACAAGAAGAAAAAAGCAAAAGCAGCAACATCCACTAAAAGCAAAATAGATGACGACCCCTGTTCTCGTGGTGGTTTTGGTAGTAGAATTACTAGGTGTTAAAATGAAAGTCATATCCCAACCAGATTATAAAACATGGCAAAAGCAAGTTAATTGTTATCAATGTGGCTCTGTAATCTGTGGAGATTATTCAGATCTAAAATATGAATGTATAGAGCGTACATATTGTGATGAGAGAGATTATGACTCTTATAAATACAAAGAAGATCATTATTATTTTGTGTGCCCGGTGTGTGAGTATAAGATTACTGTTCAAGGGGCACTACCATATCTTCTAAAGAAATTTATATTGGGAGGTAAAAAATGAAAGTCTTAAGATCGAAAGAGTTTGCTAATGGTGTTGTTTATGCGCTGCAGACTGAAGATGGTTTTCCTGTTGAGGTAACAGACACTTACCTTCCATTCTATACGAAAGATGCAGTTGGAAGAAAACAGAACTCATTAGATAACATTAATTTTGGAGATCGCTCTGAGAGGTGGATGATTGGTGTATCTTGTATGAGTGGGTGTCCTGTTAGATGTAAATTTTGTGCGACAGGGCAATTGAAGAAATGGCGCCCTCTTACAGCAGAAGAGATTGTTGCTCAGGTTGAGTTTGTAATTTCTCAGAATAAAGAGAAGTTTACTGAGGCAAAAGAACACAAGATTAACTATACAAGAATGGGCGAGCCTTTCTTAAATATTGCCGCAGTAAGGAAAGCAATTAGAATTATTAATGAAAAATATCCTGGAACACACCATTATGTTTCAACCATTGGTGTAAAAGATGCAAGTTATTCTTGGATTAAGGATAATATTACTTTGCAGATTTCTTTACATTCTCTTGATGAAGAGAGAAGGAATAATTTAATTCCTTACAAAAAGAAGATGACTATAAATGAACTTGGTAAGATTAGGACAAATTCAAAGTTGAAGACCACATTAAATCTTACTTTGGTTGATGAGTCAGATTTTGAGATTGAAAATCTTAGCTGGAGATTTGATCCTGATAAGTTTTTCATAAAGTTATCGCCAATTAATGTAAACCCAATATCCGAGAAGAATGATATGGGTAGTGGGATTGTTAACGGAATAAATATAGCGTGAGGTTATTATGAATAAAGAATTTACAGATAAAGTTAAGGTTCAGTTAGAAGAATATGGATTTGAGTATGCTATTGCTGTCGCTACATGTGCAGAGATTGAGGCAGGGGCTGCTTGTGGGCAGTTAAGCATTATTACAGAGGAAGAGGTAAATGAAGAAAAACAATAAGCCAATTTGTTGTGAGCTTTTTGGTGAGCCAATTCAATCTGATAAAATTTGTATAGCTGTTAGAGATATTAATGGTAGATATATTAATATGTGGGTGAGTAAATCTTTCCTGAAGAAATTGGAAAACTATGTTCACACCACCGGTAGTTATTCACAACCCGTTCAGTTATCTTTATCAAGAAATAAAGAATAGTATTCTATACAGGTTTTATAGTAAAAAATGGGATACTCAATATTGCACGATATGTTGCAATAAAATGAATGTATCTTATATGCTCTTATTTAATGTGAACTTGGTTTCAAAACATTCGGCTCAAGTAGTATTCTCTTGCCCAAATAATTGTAAAAAAATTTATGGTTGGGCTTATAGAGAAAATGTTACATACAATATGTATACGTACAATATTGAAGAGTTTAAATTGAGCTATTTCACCTATAAAGGTAACGAGCCAAGCTCTATTACTTTGTCTATTGGAAATATAAATAGTAAAATTCCATTTTTTGATTTGGAAAAAATGACTAAAGATAGTATAATGAAAAGAATAAATCGATTAATACCATTCATATGAATAGGTGGTTAATGAAATTAAATTATATTTATTGATGTCTTAAGGAGAAAAATGTCAGATAAGCTTAAGTTAAGAATGACAATGGACTTTTTTGTCGATTGTAAAGAAGAAGATATTCCTAAAATTAAAGATAGATTAGAGGATCTTGGATGGTTTATTGTTCAAGAGACTCGTGTAAAAAAAGCCATTGGTGGTTTTGAGGGCGCTGAAGAAACTGGTTATGAAGTGGCAGTTGTGGAGTTAAATGATGAGTAAGAGGGTAGTTCCGGCTGAAGTTCATATATTCTGCGATAGATGTGGAGCAGAAAAAGATGGTGAATATTCGAATGAATTCTTTTCAGGAGAGATGCATTTAAAATGTGAGGATCGAGTTACAGGACCTCTTGGTGAAAGTGCTGGTGGAACTAGTGACTATGATTTATGCGGAGTTTGTATGAGAGAATTTTTAATTTGGATGGGAAATTATGATTTACGTAATAGGTCCTTATGATAAAGCCCCAGTTGGATCAACAGTGATCAATACCACTTCTAGATCTGATAATTGGACGCGTTCGCTTAGTCCGTTTTTATGTGGACCATGTAAGCTTTATGGTGAATATACTTCAATAAATGTTGAGAATGGTTGGCAATAATAATTATAGGCATAATCTCATATTGACATAGGAGTTCGATATGAGAAAAAAATTTCAAGATATAACTGGTAAAAGATTTGGTAAGATAGTTGTTTTAGATTGTAACTTACCAGAAAGAAAAACATTAATTCGTTGTGATTGTGGTAAAGAAAAAATTGTTAGTCGATATGATGTAGCAAATGGTAAGATAAAATCTTGTGGCAAAAAAGGTTGTAGAGATTTAGGAGAAGATTTAACCTCACTAAGGTTTGGTATTTTAACAATTGTTAAACGAATTTTTGATAAAGAAGATATGAATGGTAGATGTAAGCAATGGGAATGTTTATGTGATTGTGGGAATACTTGTGTTGTTGGTACATCTGATTTATTAAGATCTCATACAAAAAGTTGTGGGTGTATTAAATCGGAAAATATTTCTAAAGCAAATTCTTTACCAATAAAAGATGTAGCAGAAAAACAATTATTTACAAGTTATAAAAGAAGCGCTGTAAAAAGAAATTTAGAATGGAAGTTGTCCAAAAATGAGTTTGTTTCTTTTTTGCAGCAAGAATGTTTTTATTGCGGGTCACCTCCAATAGGAACTATTATAAAAAACAAAGTTATTGGTAATGAAGAATATCATTTCAATGGTATTGATAGAGTAGATAATTCTATTGGTTATATTACTGATAATTGTGTAGCCTGCTGTAAACATTGTAATCATGCTAAAAAAGCTCTTAGCAAAGAAGAGTTTATTTCTTTAGCTAAGAAGATTGCAAGAAGATTTGTTTGATGGTTATGATTGGAGATAATTATGATTTATAAGATGAATTCATGGGTTGAAGGCGCGTGCCCTACTGGAGATAAAGTATATATTTCTAATTTATATTTAGGAAATAAATTGATTGGAATTTTTGATATAATGACTTTAAAAGGTTGTCAAAATAAATACTTTGCCATTTATAAAAATTATTCAAAATCTGTTCCAACTGTACTTGAGAATTTTTTTGTTGTTAATTTTTGCACTTTTAGTAAAGATAAGGTTGCATTAAAATTAGGAAGACAATTTCTTGATCGTTCCGTTCCTTATTATGATGCATTAGAAACTCCTGTAATTAATATTAAATCGCAAGAGTTTATTGAACGTGCAAAAGAGGCAAACATGTGTGAGACTTTAGAGGATGCTAAAAATTTAGCTGATGCTATTTTTAATAAGATAGTGTTAGAAATATGACAATGGGACATGCATTTGTTATAGCTATGTTGTTAGATGGAGTATTAGATGGATAAGATAATAGATAATTTGTTTCTTGGTAATGTTATGGATGCCCAAACTGCACTATCTAATGGAAGTATGGCAGTATTATCAATTGGAGCAGAATTTACAGATAATGAAGAGGGTGTAACAATTCCATTAGATAATTCATCTGTAGTTAATCATAAAATATTAAAACTTTGGGATGGTAATCAAGGAACAATAGATTATTCTTTTTTGGTGGAAGTTTTTGAATTTATTGATACCAATAAGCCAGTGTTAGTTCATTGTATGGCTGGTCACAGCAGATCGCCATCAGTTGTTTGGGCTTACTTGCTATATTTGGATTATGATCCTGTTGATGCGTATGTTTTGTTGAAACAAAAACGTCCAGAGATCTATCCTTACATTGGATTTCTTGAAGAAATATTAATGGCTTTTGATTATTCAGAGCCAGATATAGATGATATTCTTACTAAGATAATGAAGATTCAAAAAGTATACAAGGGTTGTCAGAATGAAAAAGAAAGTTAAAAAACCAAAGTTAACCGCCCCAAAAGAACCAAAGAAACCTCGTAAGCCCCAGAAACCAGAAGAGCCTAAAGAGATGATTGTATCTTCTGGTACTATTAGTATTTACGATGGAATGTCTTTGCAAGAAATTATAGACTCTGTGCCAGAAAATGTAGACATGAGCAAGACAGAGCTTACACTTGAGTTAGATTATATGGGTTGTCATTACAACCCAGGTATTGAAGGTCACTTTACATATACCGGTGGATTGATGAAAAATCCACATTATAATAGACAGCTTATTACTTATAATAAGAAAATGAAGGCTTATGAGAAGAATCTTGCAGAATATAAAGCGGCTATGAAAGAGTACGAGAAAGATTTAGAGCAGTATAAAAAAGAGAAAGAAATTTTTGACAAAGTTCTTGCGCAGTGTGAAATTGAAAGGTTGGAAGCTGAATTATCTATATTAAGAGGGATGTGTTAAATGTGTAATTGTTTAGTTGGCGCATGCATTGGGGATGCCTTGGGGATGCCTTTTGAAGGAATGGATCGTGCTAATAAGTTATTGGTTAACTGGGATGGTTTAACTTATTTGCCAAGCAAAAGTCATAAGCTTGAGGCGGGGATGTATACAGATGACGGACAATTAAGTATAATTGTTGCCAATTCTCTTATAGAATGCCGAGAATTTAACCCGTATGACCTTGCCCAGCGTTATCAGGAATGGTTTTTTTCAGGTAATCCAAGAGGTTTTGGACGTACCACACGAATGGCAATGAATGCATTAAAGGATGGTGTTCATTGGAGCGAGTCTGGAATTAAAGGTTCTTATGGAAATGCAACTGCAATGAGGGCGGCTCCTTTTGGGGTTTTTTTTAGAAATGATATGAAATCGCTTATTGAAGCGGTAAGTATAGATAGTGCTATTACTCATAACTCTCCTGATGCGAAGGCAGGAGCTATAGCTATTGCTGTTGTAACTGCTTTTGCTGCAAATGGTGATACTGAGGATCTTCTTGATAGGGTTTTTGAAAAATTGCCGGATTCTGCAATTAGAAAAACAATCTCCACCCTTGACCTCTTAATTTACTCTGATTATGTTAAGCCAAGGGAAGCGTTGCGTGCACTTGGTACAAGTGCAAATATCAAGGAAACTGTGCCTGCTGCGCTTTATTGTTTTTTAAAATTTGATAATTATGCTGATGCCGTTAGAACAGCAATTAGAGCTGGTGGAGACGTAGACACAACGGCAAGTATTATTGGGGCTTTGTTTGGTGCAAAAGATGGTATAAAAAATATTCCTCAAGAATGGATAGATGGTGTTGAGAATTTTGAGTTGTTAATTGAGCTTGATAGTAAATTGTATAATAGAACAAATTACACATTTTTTCCTAGGAGTTAATATGAGCCCTAAAGCTATTGATCGTATGAAAAGATGGTATAAGTGGTGTAAAGAACCTACAGAAAAAGATCAAGAAGAAATATATGAACGATGACAAAGAGGGATAGATCCTCCTGATTTTGATTATTATCTTGGGTGGGAATATGATTACCCAATAGTAGATGAATAAGGTATGTATAATAATGGCTATAAAAAAGAAGTATCCACCAAAGAAAAAGCAAAGTGATGTTATTCCTGCTGCTCCAAAATTAGAGTGGTCAAATTATCAAAAAGAGATTTTTAAAGACATAGCAAAGGGTCAAGGAAATACTTTAGTTATTGCTCGTGCAGGAGCAGCTAAGACTAGTTCATTGGTTCAAGGATCAAAATATCTTCCTAAAAGAAAATCATCTTTATTTTGTGCTTTTAATAAGCATATTCAAGAAGAATTAAAACTTAGATTAGGTTCATATGTTGAGTGTCTAACTTTACACTCTCTTGGATTTAGAGCTATTAAACTTAGATTTGGTACTGACGGATTTGGTGAAATAGAACTTAACAACAGAAAATGTTGGGAAATTGTTAAATCTTTTATTGGAGATAACAAAGAAGATTATGATCTAATCGAACAAATAACCAAATGCGTTTCATTTTGTAAAGGAGCACTAGTTGATACTCCAAATGGAATTGAAGAAATCATCTATAAATATGAAATAGATATGTGCGATGTTCTTTTAAAGGATTTTATCATTTATGTATCCAAAGCGTTAAGAATGTGTAAAGAGCAAACCAGTGTCATTGATTTTGATGATATGATTTGGTTTCCATTTGTTTATAGACTTAATGTTGGAAAATATGACTATGTGTTTATTGATGAATCTCAAGATTTGAATAGGGCTCAGATTGAGCTTGCATTGTCTGCTTGTAAGATTGGTGGAAGGATTATTGCAGTATTAGATCC